CTTGATAGCCAACTTGATAGCCGACTTTATAGCCGACTTCGTAGCCAACTTTATAGCCAACTTGATAGCCAACTTTATAGCCAACTTGATAGCCAACTTGATAGCCAACTTTATAGCCAACTTGATAGCCAACTTGATAGCCAACTTTATAGCCGACTTCGTAGCCAACTTTATAGCCAACTTGATAGCCAACTTTATAGCCAACTTGATAGCCAACTTGATAGCCAACTTTATAGCCAACTTGATAGCCAACTTGATAGCCAACTTGTTTGGGAAGCTATTTCAAACTGGAATCAATCCTATTATTGGTATTATGACTTTTTACTGAATGAGTTATTCCCAAATAGTATAAAAGATTTTGGTCTTTTTTCAGAGTATTGTGAACATTCTAAGGAATTTCACCACAGTTATTTGTTTCCAGAAATTGCAATTCTTTCTGACTTTCCCATGAGAATTTCCATTGACAAAGATGGCAAATTGCATCATAATGAGCTTAAGGCTTTGGAGTACCGAGATGGGTACGGAATTTACGCATCTCACGGAGTCACTGCTGAAACTTTACTTAACCTATCTCTTTTGTAGGAGTATTTATGAACAGACTTAGAGAAGCAATCATCGCCCTAACTCACGCTGAGCCTTTTTACGGGCATTTACTATTAAACATGAAAATTACTGTTGATAAAACTTGTCCCTCTGCTGGAGTTTATATAACTGACAAAGTAAACATGGTTTATAACCCTGACTTTGTTAATAATTTAAGCCTTAACCACGCTTGTAAGCTTTTAAAGCATGAGTGTGAACATATTTTCCGCGAACATATTTCAAGAGCTAAGCAAATTGGTGCAACTTCAAAAGAACTACACAAGCGATTTAATATTTCAACCGATGCCACTATTAACAGAAACGACTTAATAGATTTCACCAACACTGTTGGAGGGGTTACTGTTGCAAAGCTTAATGAAAAGCTTAAGTCAATGGTTGACGAGCATAATCAAAAGCCTGAGAATAAAGCTGATCAAAGAACTTTCTCTCCCATGACTGAAGGAGAATTGGCAGAGTATTATTACAATAAAATTAATGAATTTGCCGAACAAAACCAAGACCTCTTACCTCAATCAGGGGATGGAATGGGAGAAACTGCCGACGACCATAGCCAATGGGAGAAGTCAGAAGGCTCTGCCGAGGTTCAAAAAGAAGTTATCAAAGACGCTGTGAACAAAGCCGTTAAAAACGCTGGTGGAATTGGTAATGTTTCTGGTGACATTGCAGCCATTGTAGCAAAGCTTAATGAAAGCCAAGTAAACTGGAAGCAACAGCTAAGACAGTTTTACGTTAATACTCAGAAGAGCCTAAAAATGGCTACGAGAAAGCGCAGAAACCGTCGCTATGGAATCCTACAGCCCGGCTCAAAACGCAAGCCTGAGCTTCATTTAGGGCTTTGTGTTGACACTTCCGGCTCAGTTTCCGACAAAGAGTTGGCAATGTTTTGGACAGAGATGGAAGCCATTCATAAGTGTGGGGTTAAAATAACTGTTATTGAGGCTGACTGTGACGTTAAGAATGTTTATGAGTTTGACTCAAAGAAGCAGCCTGACTTTAAAGGGAGAGGTGGAACAGCCTACAATGGTCCAATAAAACATGCCAAATCGTTGAAGGTTGATGGTATATTATATTTTGGAGATGGTGACTGTGCAGATAGACCAGAAGACCCTAAAATTCCGTTTCTTTGGGCATTGGTTCGTAACTCTCCGGCTCCTGCTGATTTTGGAAAGGTAATAAGAATACAGGATAGACCGTAATGCCAATTATTAACTGTTCAAGTTGTAGCAAAGAAATTCATCGAAAACCATCTCGGTTAGCAATGTATAAAGATCATTTTTGTGGGAATGCTTGTAAGATTAAATATAGTATAGGTAAAAGAGCTGGGAGGAATAATCCTTCATGTTTATTTAAAAGTTTAGATGATTTGATGTTTTCTGATGCTTCTAACTTGAATGAGTATTCTTCATATTTTTTAGGCTTTATAGCTTCGGATGGACATGTTAGAAAAAGGCAAATTGTCATAAAAATTAACAAAAAAGATATTGACATTTTAGAAAAATTAAAGCACTATTTAAGTATAGAATCTCCAATAAAAATGATAGAGGGGAATTTTTGTGAATTAACGATATCATCTAAGCGTATGTGTCAAGATTTATGCTTATTGTTAGGTATAGATTATAATTCAAAATCTCATAAGAAAAGTCATAGTATAAAATTTCCTTTAGGTCTTTCAGAAGAGAACTATAGGCATTTTATAAGAGGTTTTTTCGATGGAGATGGTTGGGTAGCTAAGTCACTAGATCATCACGGTATTCCTAGTTGTGGCTATACCACTAATTCTATTGATATGCTTTTGGGAATTTACCATAAAGCAAATATTATAGCTTATTTTAATAAAAAAGGAATGTCTATAAAATATACAGGTAGATCGTTCTTGGCATTCTTGGATTATATATACAAAGATTCTAGTATTTACCTTGATCGAAAGTTTAAACTTTTCAGTATACACAAAACATATTGTCCAAAACATAACATGAAAAAAGCTATTTATATTAAGGACAAAGAATGCTAGAAATAGGTAAGAAGTACCTAGACCCTCACTGGGGACATGATGGTGAAATTGTTTTAATTGAGATAACAGGGTATGATGAGATTAAGAAATGCTACAATTTCTGTTATTTAATAGCATCAAAACATGATTCACTTGTAGGTTATAAATCGAAGATTTACTATGATAATCGTTTAATACAAGTAACTCCTCTAATAGAGGCTCTTTTATGATTAAAGTTGGCGATTTTGTAATTACTAAGGATAAGTACTTTAAAAGCTTTGACAATAAGCTAGCGGTAGTTACTGAAGTTAGAGGTAATAAAAATTTTCAAAATAAGTACAAGGTTAAATTTCTCGATGGCGACTTAAAAGACAAAGAAATTCCCGTTACTGACGCTACTTTAGCCACAGAATTAATGCGAGCTTTGTTATGAAAGTTGGAGATATTTATATAAACATTGGTGAACGCTATGCTCCTTCATGCCAAAACCAGCCTGTTAGAATAACTTTAATAAGGGATAATTATATTTTCTATGAGTATAACTTCGGACTCAATTCATCAGTTAGGCTTGAAACTTTCAAACTGGATTTCATCCGCGCTACGGAACTTATACAAGCTCTTTACTAAGATTTCTCTTGCACTGTTTGTCATACTTGTGCTATTATTAGCCGTGGCTAAGGGATTTGTCCTTAGTAAATTGGAGAGTTATGCCAAAAGTAGGAGATAGGTTTTACGTAGTTGAAGGAATGAAATACTTCGACACTGACTACAGTACCTTAGCAATAACCAAAATTGACAATTATATCATTCACTACGAATATTCTGAACGCAGAGGAAGTTCCAATGATATGTACCGAGGCTTAGGCTGGCACAGCTTAGTTTCAGCTATTATATGGGAAGAAGTTTCTGCTCAATTAATCCCACTAACTGAATTGACCGAGGCTTTACTGTGAACTGGATTAGAGAGTTGAAGGTTGGAGACTGTTTCCTTGACGAGTCTCGAAAGTTTAAGGGAGTTGTGACTGAGGTAACTAAAAGTTCATTCTCATGGAAATGGTATAGAGTAGACAATGGAGATGAATTTGCAAATTACGCTGAGAAATTTTATGATTTTGACGACGAAAGACTAGCCAATGCAGGATGGATAAGAATAACTCCACTATTAAAGGCTCTACTTTGAGAATAAAAGCCTTGCTTTTCAAAAGGAAAAACCTATGAAAGAAAAACCATATAAAACTAATAAATCTTCCCTTGACAAATTCCTAGAGAAAAGGGAAGTTCCAGTTTGTAAGGATTTAATTGGGAAGCCTGTGGTCGGAACTTACACTTATTATTGTGCAAAAGTTTATAGGCTCTTAAAACACGACGAGTCAGAGGAAACAAAGGCTAGGCTAGAAGCGGCTGGATTTACCCTAAACAAAGAGAGCATTGTCGGCATTAAAGGAAATCCAATAGAAGCTTGGAAAAGTTACGAGAGGCTGGTTGATTTGGATAAAGTAAAGAATGACCCTTCAGTTTGGTATTTTAGTTTCAGTAGTTCATCTATGAGAGGCTATTTCGTAGCCGGAGTGAGATACAAGGACAAAACGGAGTTTATGCTAAGCAGAACTGAGCTTGGAAAGGCTTTGCTTTGATACTCAAAGCTGAGTTTTTCAAAAGGAAAAACCTATGAGTTGGAAAATACAAGTTGGCGACCAATGGTTTAACTCAGGCAGGGATTTTGTAGCCACTGTTGTTTCTGTGAGGGATGGGTTTATCGCCTATAAATGGGAAAGCATTCGAGAAGCGAAGTGGAGTCCACAAAACCCAAGCACGATAGCTATAACTTCTGCCACAGAAGAAAACTTCAACAAATGGGGCTGGTCAAGGCTTACAGACTTAACAAAGGCACTGCTGTGAAAAAAGGAAGAATTGTCCAGTTTGGAGATGGAACTTATGGCTATCAAAGGCTTTTGCTTGGGTTTATTCCTGTTCCAGCTTATTTGGACCTTAATCCGACGAGCTTTTACACTTATAATTGGTTAAGTGTTCAGGTATATGTCCACAGAGATTGTAAACAAAAGTCATTGGAATCGTTAAAGGAAGTGCTAAAAAAGATTGAAAATTATAAAAACCCTGATAAAATAGTGAGAGTGGTAAAAGAGACAGAGTTGGAAAAAGCTTTAGAATAGGAGGGATATGTCAATTTTCAAGCCTAGAGCGGCTTTTATGCCGTTCGAGTATCCTCAGTTCCATGAATACTGGCTAAAAGCCAATCAATCTCACTGGATTCACACAGAAGTTAGTATGGCTTCTGACATTAATGACTGGAAAGTAAACCTTACCGAAAAAGAAAAGCACTTAATTGGCTCAATCTTGAAAGGATTTACTCAGACTGAGGTGTTTATTGGCAATGACTTTTGGTCTGGAAGATTACTCAAGCAAGTAAAAAAGCCAGAACTTCAAATGATGTTTGCCACTTTTGCCGCTTTTGAAGCGATTCACGCCAATGGTTACAGCTACCTTGACCAATCGCTAGGTCTTGAGGATTACGAAGCATTTCTTCACGAGCCAACGGTAAAAGCCAAGATTGATCGACTTATGAATGTCAAGGCTAAAACAATTGCCGACACTGCGAAAGCTATTGCAATTTTTTCCGCTTTTAACGAGGGAGTTGCTCTTTTCTCAAGCTTTGCTGTGCTTTTAAACTTTAGCCGGTTTAACAAGATGAAAGGAATGGGGCAAATTATCGCTTGGTCTTGCCTTGATGAAGATTTGCATTCAAAAGCTGGCTGTGAGCTTTTCCGAGTTATCGTTAAAGAAAACCCAGAGATTTTCACCGACGAGTTTAAGAAAGACATTTACGAGGCTGCAAGACTAACAATTGAGCTGGAAGACGCTTTCTTGGAAAACGCTTTCAAAGACGGGGACGTTCAGGGATTAACGCTGCACGAAATGAAGAACTTTATTAGAAACCGAGCCAACATTAAGCTTCAAGAGCTGGGGCTAAAGTCTAACTGGAAAAACCTTGACAAAGAGGCTTTAGACAGGCTACAATGGTTTACGGTTATGACGGAAGGCTCTACTCAGCAAGACTTTTTCGCTCAAAGAGAAACGAATTATTCTAAAGGTAATTTAGACTGGGATAAAATGTGGGAGTAATTATGACTTTAGAACAGCTTAAAGAAAAAGACGAGGCTCCGGCTTGGATGGGAGAGGAAAGCTTTTCCATTCTTTCAAACGGCTATTTAATCGAAAACGAAACTCCCAGAGTTATGTGGAAACGAGTTTCTGAGGCTTCTGCGGCTAGGCTAAAAAAGCCCGAACTTGCGCCATACTTCTTTGAAATGTTTTGGAAAGGCTGGCTTGGTGGAGCTTCTCCAGTGTTGAGCAACATGGGAACGACTAGAGGCTTGCCGATTTCTTGTTTTTCAAACCATTGTGAAGATTCAGTTTCTGGAATTTTTAAGAAGCAGCACGAGCTTGCAATGCTTTCTAAGAATGGCGGGGGAGTTGGTATTTACCTCGGAGATATTCGCGGAAGAGGGGATGGAATTAGTGGCAACGGTAAGTCTGAAGGAATTGTACCATGGGCTAAGTGCTTTGACGCTACAACGCTGGCTGTGAGTCAGGGAGGCGTTAGGAAAGGAGCCTCGGCTTTATACTTACCTTTTGGTCACAAAGACGCTGATGAGTTTATTGACATTAGAAGAGCCACTGGTGACGTTAATCGACGAGTTAACTACATTCACAACGCTGTAACAATTACTGACGAAGAAATGAAGGCTATTATTGGCGGCGACACAATCCTTAGAAACCGCTGGAAAAAGCTTCTACAAGCCAGAGTTGAGCTTGGTGAGCCTTATCTTTTGTTTACTGACAATGTTAACAATCAAAACCCGCCTTGCTACGCTGCAAACGGCTTGAGCGTTAAAACGAGCAACATTTGCAACGAAATTGTGGCACACACTGACAAAGACCACACTTTTGTCTGTTGCCTTTCTTCATTGGCTCTGGCTAAGTGGAAAGAGTGGAAAAGTTATGTTTTTGGAAACGGTATGACACTCCCAGAACTTGCCACTTGGTTTCTGGACGGAGTTTTGCAAGAGTTTATTGACAGAGCGCAGTTTATTGAAGGCTTCGAGGCTTCGGTAAGATTTGCAGTTAAGTCAAGGATGCTTGGGTTAGGAGTTATGGGCTGGCACTCTTTGCTTCAAAGCAAGGGTTTTGCTTTTGACTCGTTCCAATCAATGATGCTTAACGCTCAGATTTTTAAATTCATTAAAGAAGAAAGCTATAAAGCCAGTCGAAACATGGCTAAGGAGTTTGGAGAGCCTGAATGGTGCAAAGGCTTTGGAATGCGAAACACTCACACAATGGCTCTTGCGCCAACGGTTAGCAACGCCGCTATTTGTGGCGGGGATTCAGCTTCAATCGAGCCAATGACTTCAAACGCCTACGCTCTTAAAGGAGCCAAGGGTGTTTTCATTCGCAAGAATAAACAGCTTGAGCTTTTGCTTGAAATGAAAGGTAAGAACACGGTGGAAGTTTGGGACGAAATTATTAAGGCTCAAGGCTCAGTACAAGGCTTAAAATTCTTAACCAGCGAAGAGAAGGAAATCTTTAAAACGGCTAGGGAAATAAACCAGTTTGCCATTATTAATCAGGCTGCACAGCGTCAGAAGTTTATTGACCAAAGCCAGAGTATTAATCTTTTCTTTACTTCTGGAAGTTCGACAAAATATATTAACGAAGTGCATTTAGAGGCTTGGCAAAAAGGATTAAAAGGGCTATACTACTTAAGAAGTGAGACAGTTTTAAAAGGAACTGTTAGCGATTATACAAAAGACCAATGCGCTGCCTGTGAAGGTTAAAGGAGAATTTATGATTATTCCAATTATTCTAGCTCTTGCATTTTTAATCTCAAGCTCTTGCTCTTCTCTACAGGAAGTTCCAGTTAAGCAGCAAGAAAAACAAATTCCAGAGCAGGGACAGACTAGGTGAGTAAGTTCCAAATAGGAGACTGGGTTTTAATAACTAGCAACCGTAAGTCGGGAATTTACAAAGACTGTATAGGAAAACTTATGCAAGTTGTACTTATTTCAAAAATTAGACAAACTTATTTGTATGATTTAAAACATAAGTATGATAAAATTGCCTACGGTTGTGCTTACGAAGAAGAATTAGCAGAGCCAACAGAATTAATAAAGGCTTTAATGTGAAAGCTGAAGAACTTGCCGACAAATACCAATACTCTCTTCCATACACTCGCCAAGATGTAATTGACATTTACAACGAAGGCTATAGACAAGCTCTGCAAGATGTGTTAAGCTTAGCTAACGGAGAAGTTATTAACGGAACTTTGCAACTGATGATTGACGCTAGCAAAGTCAAGGAGTTATAATGCTTTATTTAGTTCTTCTATGTTGTATGCTTTTTGACAAAATAAATTACCCTTGGTACGTTTGGGTTTTAACAACTATTTTAGGATTTTCCAAGTGATTTTTAAGCACAAGCTAGAACAATCCATTGGCATTGATAAAATTCCTACTTGGCTTGCAAAAAGTTTTGCCCTTGGTGATTTTTTCGAGAAGTCTGTAATGCACAGTGTCACAGAGTTCAACAGAAAGCTTCGTCGGTCACAAAAAGCCAAGATTAAAAAACTGACTGTAGTTGGCTTGGAAAATATTGGAGAAAAAAGCTACTTTTACTTGACGGACGGAGCTTTTACCTATAAATTCAAATTACTAGAAAGCAAGAAATATGCCTTTTTGGTAGACTTTGACACAAGAGAGGTTGGAGAATGGATAAGCTGGAGTTAAATGTCAGATTCAGCCAGATAAAAGTTGGAGATATGTTTTACAGCAGCAATCGTGAACATTATGCAATTGTTGTTAGCAAAACAAGCTCTATTATAGAATACGAATGGCAGAATGACTTAAGACCTAAAAAATTTATACTAAGTGAAAATGAATTTACAAAAATACAGAACTCTTTTCACAAATTAACTGATCTTGAAAAGGCTTTAATTTGACCTTAAAAATATCTCACTCAAGAATTGAACGCTACAAGCAATGCTCTGAATCCTACAGGCTTTACTCAGAAGAGCGTTTGTCTGGCGTTTTAATCAACTCTCCATTATTCTTTGGAACTGCTATTGATAACGCTGTTGAGCTTTTCCTTCTTAAAAAGAAAGAAGAACTAACCGAGCGAGAGCTTTCTTTAATGCTGACCGACGACGCTTATTCCGTTTTCGACAAAACTATGCGCGAACAGAACGGAGTTTTGCTGGAAAGAAACCCTTTGTGCGACTATTTTGCATCAGACTTTGAGCCGAGCATTTTAAAAGCCGAAGACTTGCTTCATTTACAAAGGCAAAACCCCGGAATTTCTGACTTCTTTGACTTCTGGGAAAGGACTAACAAAGCAATTCAAGCCGACAAACCATTGTCAGAATCGACGAGGATTGTTTTTAACCAGCTAAACTGGCTAAGCCTTTACCGAAAGGGAGAATTGCTTCTAAAGGCTTTTGAGACAGACATTTTGCCACAAATTCATAAGGTTTACGCCATTCAGAAAGAAATTCAGTTGACAAACTCTGCCGGAGATGAGTTAAATGGGAAAATTGACTTTATTGCAAGTTTTACGGACGCTCCTGAGCTTCAATTCGTCTGCGATCTTAAAACAAGCTCAAAAGCCTACCCTGAAAACAGTGTGTCTCGCTCTCCTCAGCTTAACATTTACTGCGAAGCAGAAGATATTCCTAGAGCTTCTTACATTGTTCTGGAGAAGAAAATTAGAATCAAAGAGCCAAGGATTAGAACGCAAATCTTAAAAGATGAAACTTATGACGATTTAAAAGAAATAATATTTGCAGAAATTGATGAAGTGTTGCATAATATAGCCGAGAGGAAATTCCAGAAGAAAAGCTCTCCAAAAGAGTGCCATTTCTTTGGAAAGCCTTGTGAGTTCTTTAATTTATGCTGGAGAGGAGATTCGAGTGGACTTCAAAAGCGGTGACAAAGTGGTTTGTGTTATTCCAACAACAGGAGCCTACAGTCCTTCTTTACAGCTTGGTAATGTATACACTGTCGAAAGTTTGGTAGGAGTTAATTCAGTCTTTATTGTAGAAGTTTCAGATTGGTACGACCAAGCAAGATTTCGCTTAGCAACAGAATTGGAAAAAGCTCTTAGTTGAGCAAAGGAGAAATATGAGTAAAGACTTAGAATCAAAAAACAAGAAGGAGCTTGTCTCAATTATTGAGCAACTCCAAGCAAAGCTTGTGGAAATGCAAGGCGTTGAAGCCAAGCAAGAAGCCAGTGAAAGCAACCTTCCCGGCTTTGGCTTTTCTGTTGTACGAAACGCAGAAGGAACTTACCAGTTGGTAGAAATTGCCTTCGATTCAGCTTCTAAAGCCGCGAAAGTAGAGAAAATTGAAGATTTATCAACAAAAGACTATGCAATTGCTGCTCATCGTGCTAAAATGACTTTGTTCGATAAAGTGTTACACGCAAATAACTTAGACCATTTGAGAAAGGAGAAATAAAATGGACAAGAATTTATCTAAACGCCTCGCTAAACTTATTCCTGAGCAAGGTGGATTTGACATTAGTTTTGGAATTACTTCTGCCCCAGTTGGAAAGGCTGCTACAACTTTGAGCTTGGTTATTTTTGGACCAGCGGCTGAAGGCAAGTCTCCGACGATTTTGAAGAAAATCACTTTCCCAGCTATCTCTGACTCTTTGGAAGCTGCTAACGTGCAAGCTCTTGAGGGCGCACTAACTCTTTTGGGGGTGTAAGATGGGAAAACTGTTAAAGGAATTGTTTATTGGAAGTGCTTACATTCTCTACACTGTGCCTTTTTTGGTAGTTGGCTACATAGTAGGTCTTATTGTAGTTCCTACTATGGCTGGATTTAGAGCTTCTCGCAGAAACATTATTAAGTTTGGCGACAATTATGTGGCAAGAAATGAGAAACTAACTAAAGAAATGGAGGAAGTTCATGGGCAACTCAACTAAAAATCTTTACCAAAGACTTAACCAAGTTATGCACGAAGTTACTTCTGTGTTTAAAGGCACTGAAGTTTCTATGGGTGGAAACCGCTCTTACTCAGCAGTTTCTCATGACGACGTAACTCGACTAATTCACATGCCACTTGTTCGCAACGGCTTGTTTGTTGAAATTGACATTCTTGAGTCAAAGCTAACTCCAATGGAGACAGTTTCTGAGTATCAAGGAAAGCAACAAACAAAGACTAGCTACTTGGCAGAAGTTACTGTTCAAGCTACTTTTGTTAACATTGACAACCCAGATGAGCGTTTTGCTGTAAAAGGCTACGCTTACGCTCTTGACTCCAGCGACAAAGCTGTTGGAAAGGCTGCTTCAATGGCTGTTAAGTACATTTACTTAAAAAACTTGTTGCTTGAGTCTACGGATGAGGAAGAATCTCGTGATTTTGAAAAGAATCACAAGCCAGTTTCTTCTCAGTCAGCGGTAGGAAATGGCAACATTCAGGTTTCAGTAACTTCCACAAAGGCTGAAGCAGTTTCTGCACCAGCTAACAGAGGCTCATTCCGTAAAAACGCAGCTCCAGCGGTTGCGGCTAACATTCCTTCAGGAGATTTATAATGGAAAGCCAGCAAAAAGTTATTTCTCGTGAAGAAGTAACACAAAACCTTCTTGGAGGGTTGCTACAAGACCAGCAAGAGTTTAAAGCCTCTGTTGGGCTTTTAAAACACGGACAAAAGAATAGGCTTTTAGAAGCAATGTGTGAGTACCCAATTCAAGACATTACTTTCGATGAGTCTGAGCCAGAGCTTCGTGTGGCAATGGCAACTTGGAAACGTATTAGCGACAGCCTTGTGGCACTTGGAACAGAAGCAGCTATCGAAGGCATTTTAAACAGTATTCAACAACCAAAACAAGAGGGAGACGTAAATGAGTCAGCAGAAAAAAAAGAAGAGTAATTACCGAACTGTTGGAAACTTAATCTGGCAAAGTGAGTTTGATGAGGATGGAAAGCCAATTCAAGGCAAGTATAAGCTTGATGATAAAGGCAGAAAGACTTACGCTATTAAGCTTTCTAAGAACGTAAAAGTTACCATTGACGGAGTTGACATGACTGGTAAAACGCTTTACGTAGCCAGAACTGAAGACTCTCTTAACCGTAAACTTCAGAACGGCATTATCCAGCAAGAAGAGTACGATCAGAAGTTGGAAGAGCATGGACCGGGTGGTAAGTTTGAATACTCTCAGTTTGAAATCACTGCTAAGCTTGACTAAAAGCTAATTAAATGCTAATTTAAGGGGAAGCGTTAGCTTCCCTTTTTTTCTTTTGGAGACTCTTGTTTGAACAAAACCTTTGACGTTAACCCTTATAGACTGGCTCATCAAGAGAAAGTGCTTGAGCTTTATGAAGAAGCTGGACCAAACGCTTTAGCCTTGTACTGCGCTTGTTCCTTCTGCCCAGTTTTAGCAGCGTATTGGTTTTGCCTTGAGAAATACCCTAACGATAAGGAATTGACAAAGAGAGTGGAGAATGTTAAACTGTTCTACGGGGTGGAAAATGTCAGAGATTAAAGTTGGCGATGTTTTTATTAGAGCTAAGAAAATTGATAGCGGTAGTAATCTTTTGAATAATTTTAAAACTATAATTATACTTCAAGTAAAAGGTAATAGAGTTAGTTACTGTTATGGCGATCAAGTAGTAAAACCGGAACATGGTTTTTCTAGACCCTCGGATTCTTTTAAAAAAGAGATAGACTTAGGTTACATTATTAAATCAGAATTACTTACAGCATTAAATTAACAGGAGAAATATGGAAATGACATTTGATGATAAGAGAAAAAAACAGATGGGCGTTCGGTCAATGGCAGATTTACGCCGCTCTGGAAAAGTCACTGGCGGGCTAAACACAGCCTTATTTGTTAATGGTCCTAAAGAGTTCGACTGCTTGAGAAACCAGTGGAGTAGGCAAGAAGTTCTTGGAGTTGTGGGAGACTCTGGTGTGGGTAAGTCAGAAGTTGTGTTAAGTTTTTTCAAAGAAATTCTTAAGAATAATCCAAAGTCTTGTGCTGTTTATGTTTCCTTGGAAATGACAGACGAAAAGATTTCCCAAAGGTGGTTTAAGTTAACTGAAGACTGTCCCGAGGTTTCGGAAAGACTTTACGTAATTTCTCGCTACGACGAAACGGGAAAATCCAGAGAAGTGTCAATGGGCTGGATTAAAAGAGAACTTATGAAGTATAGAGAGGTGATTGGTGACGTTGCAACCTTTGCGATTGACCACATCCATTGTCTCGGTGAGAACGATCCATCAACTCTTAACTCAATTATGATTTCCCTTAAAGAAATGGCTGTAGAACTTAATGCTTTTGGAATTGCAATGGCTCAGGTTAATAAAGGCGCTGGACAAAAGGGTGAAGTTCCGCTCGACTCTGATGCAGTACTTGGTTGTAGCCAGTTTAAATACATTTGCTCAGATATTATTCAGATTCATAGACCTATATTGCGTCTGGAAGAAGAAGCTGGTATAAGTGTAATGGGTTGGGGTTATTGTAAAATTCGCGAGGCTGATAAGGCTGATAAGGTTAAGCGAGGGCAAAACAAGCTTTTGGCTTACGACATTGAAACTCGTGGCTTTAGGAAAATGTCAACACAAGAGTATAGCACTTTTAAAATGTACTACAATCAGCTGTTAGAAATGAAGTCGGCTGAGGAAAAGCATAAAGCACATACTTATGATTTAGTAAAAGAAGTTGTTAGTCCGAATGGAAAAGTAGTAATTATTACTGAAAAATTCTCAGGCGACTCGGCAGGGGATTTATAGTGCAGTTTAAAGTTGGTGATATTGTTAGACATGTTGGAAGTAAGCAAATTTCCATAGTTATTGCTGTAAGGGATAGTGAAGAGTATAACTATAGAACTAAGATAATCATCGATCAAAAGGGTGAGCCTTGTGAAGATACTCGCACTATGATTTGGGTTAGCTTAGACCCTGAATGGGTTGTTAAACTTTCTGAGTTAGAAAAGGCACTACTTTGATTCTCAAAGCTGCTTTTTTACCTAAAGGTAAAACATGATTGATAAGTTTGAAGTGGGAAAAGTTTACTTTGCTGAGTTGAGCAAGGATTTCATTGTATTCCGTGTTGACGCTGTACTTGATGAAATAACAATACACTACACCTGTTTAAAATGCTCAGTTCCTATAAATGTCGTTAAGCCGGGACCTATATCTTTTGACAACGATGACTTGGAAAATATTTACATTTACACAGACTTAATAGGAGCTTTACTTTGAGCTTGGAAGAAATTGAATTTGGCGAGTATTACATTCTCACTAACCCTATTGCTGGAGGTAATTGTCATAAATTAGAGAAGGGAAGCGACGAAAGTCGTTACGCTAGAGTTGTAGGAACTAATGGTAAAGTTGAAGGATTTCTCCCAAATAGAAAAACCGGCGAGTGTCTTATTAATTCTACTAGCTGGGTTCTTCGTAAAGCCACTGAACTAGAAAAGGCATTAGCTTGAGAAATTATGATAGAAATGGTCGTTGGTCAACTTCCACAGTGCTTTTTGCGATGTTTCTTGGATTTTCTGTTGGCTTTTTAGCTTGTCATAAGTTATACTCAGCACAGATGGAGAAGATACATGAGTTTCCAAGTAGGTGATTATTTAAGAAATAAATACGATAAACAAGTGTTTATAATCTTAGAAATTCATAGATATATGCCTAATAGTTATCGAATTAACATTATTAAAGACTCCAATGGTGAAGATTACGTAGACCCTCATCAGTCAATATGGATAACAGTACATTCCGGACACCATCTAGTTCTTACAGACTTAGAAAAGGCGTTGCTTTGATATTTCAAAAGGAAAAGCATGAAGCTTAGCGTTTATAAAAAAGCAAACTATGTACCTTCCTCTAAAGAAGAGAAAGTCCGAATGTCGTACTTAACCTCTAACCCAAACGTTCCAGAAGTCATTGAAGTCAATACCGAGGAAGAGCTTATTGAAGCCATTTCTTCCTACGCTTGGAGTCCGAGCGTTTTCTCAGGCGTTAGGCTTGACGAGAACTTCGTTTCTGCCGACTTTATGGGCATTGACGTTGACAACGGCTTAACCATTTCTCAGGCTGAAAAACGAGCGCAGGAGCTTGGTTTGGCTTGCCTTTGTTTGCCAAGTCCGAGCCACACGGAGGAACACAATAAATTTCGTTTAGTTTTCCCACTGGCTAAAACAATACTCAGCCACGCTGACTTTGACGCAACTTGGGACTGGCTTTTGGAGAAATTCCCAGAGTTGGACAAGCAATGCTCGGATGAGGCACGATGGTATGCGCCTTCAAAGCTTGGCGACGGTTTTTGGCAAGACGGGGAGTTTCTCGTTCCGCAAAAAGCCAAAGAAGAGGAAAAGCAAATCTACGACTTAAGCCAAGCTCAAGTAATTGTTCCCGAAGAGCAGAAAGAAATTGTCAAGCTTTTGTACGGAAAAGAGCGAGAAACTTGCCCAGAGGCTGTGGAGTTTTTCCTCAGCAACGCCCACACTGGCTTGCATGGACTTTGGACTAACTCGCTTAATGCCTGCGTTTTCTCCTTGGCTTTGTCCGGAGTTGATGATACAATAATTTGGGAAGTTATGGAGCAGATTGCGCCAGAACCTCTTACTAAGTCCGACGAGTACCAGATTAAAAGGGCTATCAGAGATGGAAAAAGACACAGAGAAGAGCTTTAAAGTTGGAGATGAAGTTTTGAACATTTTTACTTGGGGAAAACAATACGGAATTATGAAGATTATAAGAATTGACCAAAATTATATTTGGTGTGGAAATTCTGCTACAGAATATGGTGGCTATGTAATGGGAGTAGCTCAACTTCCAGAGGATTTGATTCACGCCACTGATTTAATAAAGGCATTATTTTAATGGCTACTTTAATTGACTATAACGACATTTCTTATGAAATTTCTACCCTGAAAATGGAAATTGAAGGAATGAACGACGATAGTTTGATTGAAGAGTGTAATCATGTTTTGACTTCTAATTTACGAAGTCCAACTATGGATAAAATAATTTCATCTTACTTTAAGAAAGGAGAACTGACTCCTGAGCAAAGAGAACAGGCAATTGGGTTTTACGTACTAGCTTATGGGGAGTTTGGATGGCAAAGTTAAAACCGGGAGATATTTATTTATCTCATGATTGTAAATATAGTTGTGTAATTATAGAAGTGACCAATGATTTAGTTATCTATAATGCTAAAGGCATTTCATTTGACTTTGAAAATCGAGGTAGTTTTCGTTCCATTGGTGGGTTTAAAAAATATTATACAATAAAAGCCACTCCTCTGATAGAGGCTTTGCTGTGAACTTAGAGGTTGGGCAGAAGTACTACCGATATATAAGAAGCACTAAGTTAATTCAAACCGCAGTTATTACTGGTTTAGTTGATACAAGAGTTAAGTTTTTGTTTACAAGCGAGTCTGGAGGGTGGTATGATCTTCCGAGGATTTGGGAAATACGGGATTTCCAAACAGATTGGAGATTACTAACGCCGTTAATGGAGAGCTTGTTATGAAAGAACATTACCATATTGAAGATTCTGTAGCTTACTCTGAACTTCGCTCTTTAATTCTTGAAGACAATGAGCCTTTTGAACTTCTCCCTGACAAAATACAAACAAATAGCTACGAGTTTACACTGGCAGAAGATTATAAACCCTTCTTGAAGGAGCTTGAGTATAAAGACGACCTTATTTTTGGAAAAGACAAGACTCTAGGGATTGTTGCTGTAGAAATTGTTAATAATCAGGCTTTACTTTTTAAGATTGATGGAAGTATCGAAACTCGTCCAGCTAAATACTGGCTTCTGGCTAACAAACAAATAAGCCTTAAGTTTAAGCGTTTACAGGGAAATTTACACTATAAATATATTCAGTATTTCAATAGTTATCAAGACTTTGCTAAGTATATGCAGCTCTACACTTCTCAGAAGCATGACGTTTTTGGAATATGGAACGCTCGCGAACAATTCATGGTTCACGAAGGAATTACCCTTTATAAAGGACTTAAGCCTAGCGATATTGGAGTTCTTGCTTTCGACATTGAGTCTGATGGTTTAACTCAAACCAGTGAAAGTAAAGTTTTTCTAATTACCAACAGTTACAGAAAAGGCGACGTTGTAATTAAAAAGCATTTTAGACTTGACGAGCATTTTGACTGTGGTGAACTTATTGATGTTTGGTGCAACTGGGTTAGACAAATTGATCCTGATATTATCAACTTCTGGAACGGCTACGGTTATGATCTTCCTTATTTAAACCATGTTGCAAAGCTTTATGGAACTACACTGACTCTTGGCAGAAATGGAGAAGATGTTGAGTTTAAAAAGAAGCCTTCACAAAAACGAGTGGATGGGAATACAAGCTGGGACTACTATAAAGCTCATATCTTTGGTCGTCAGATTATAGACGGTCAGTTTGTGGCGTTAAACTACGGAGTAGGGAAGGGTTATCCTAGCTGGGGACTGAAACCTATTGCTGAAGCTGAGGGATTCGTTACATCAGACCGACAGTTCTATGACGCTTCAAAGATTCGTGACAATTGGCACATTCCTGAAGAAAGAGAGAAAATTATTAAGTACGGTATTGATGACTCTGAAGACACTATTAACTTATACTTCAGAATGATTACCTCTTACTTTTATACAGCAGTTTCTGTTGCTATGCCGTTTGAAGAAATGATGCAGGGAGCCACTGGTAAATGGGTTAATTCTGTGCTAATTCGGGGTTATTTACAGCAGGGTAAATCTATTCCTAAAGCTTCTGAGCCTCAAAGAGTGGCTGGAGGTATGAGCTATGGAATTCCGGGTATTTATTCCAACGTTTTGAAATACGACGCGGCTAGTTATTACCCGAGTACAATCTTGAAGTTCAACATTCATAACCCTGAGAAAGACCCTGAGAATCTTTTTGTCAAAACTGTGAAATACTTTACTGAAGCTCGACTGAAGAACAAAAAGCTTTTTAAAGACACTGGCGATAAGTACTACGACGATTTACAGGCTGCTGGTAAAATTTTCATTAACTCCAGTTACGGAGTTTTGGGAACATCTGGACTGAACTTTAACTCGTTTGAACATGCAGCAGAAATTACTCGCTGCTGTAGAGCGGGGTTGCAAAAGGCTGTAATCTGGGCGACAGGAAAAGACATAAAACAATGGTGGAGCGACTATGAAGAGGAACAAGACTATCAAGATTTCTCCCATATTGACACTGTGGCAAAAATGTCTTTTTCAGAAATGCCTAGAAGAGATTTCAAGCTAGTAAACCTTGACACCGACTCGCTTTCTTTTTGCAAGGCAGACGACTCTGAGTTCTCGGAAGAAGAGAAGGAACAACTTGAGCGAGAGTTAAACCAGATAATGTACTGCAACTGGGAAGACGACGGTGAGTATTCCCGAGTTATTGTTCTCAAAGCTAAGAACTACGTTTTGCTCGCCAAGGGTGAGAAAAAGTTAAAGATTAAAGGCTCCAGTCTTACCGACTCTAAAAAAGAACCGGCTTTGCTTGAAATGTTGGAAGAATTAGTTGATAGCTTAGTGTTCAATAAGAATAATGCCCTAGATGTTTACAAACAATACTGCAAAGAAGCCTTAAACATTTCCGACATAAAACGCTGGGCTGTTAAAAAATCTGTGACAAAGAAGCTTTTAAACGGCACAAGAAAGAATGAAACTAAAGTATTAGAAGCTTTAGGAAAAGACGCTAGAGAAGGTGATAAAGTCTGGGTTTACAACGCTATTGATGGAGAGGTCCAAAAGGAAGTTAAAGGTGAACTTCAGTTCTACAAAGACGGAAGACCTAAGATGGAAGCCAACCATGTTTTAAGAAACGTTGACAATTTTGACGGGAATTACGATAAGGAGCATTACTTAAGTCGGGTTTATGCCACGGTTAGTATTTTAGAGAATGTTCTTGACATGGAACAATTCATAGATTATTCTAGACCTAAGAATAGGGGCTTAATATGATAAAATCACATACCGTAGCATCTTCATCAGGAGTAGCCATAGCTAGTTCTTCTACTAATGTAACTCTAATTCCTTCGGGTTTAATTCCCGCCCAAGCTTATGTATCTTATGGGCAGGAGATAGTTGCTGAACTTCTAGCTGAACCAAACTTAAGAAAAGCCTTGGTACAAGCTTTGGCTAAAGAACTGCGCGAAGAACTTTCGCCATTATTAAAGGCTTTGGAATGAGAAATTTTTTAATTGGGCTAATTCCTTTCTCACTATTAGTTCTATTGGCTGAGTATTATGGTAGTCCATTAGATATAATCTCTACTGTATGTGTAGTTGCTATTGGCCTTTGTGGGCTAGGAGCTATAATATGTTTAATTATAATGATAGGGGAAATTGTGAATTATGCTTATGAAAAATTAAAGGCTAAGAAATGAAAATCGAATACTCCTCAACAGGCAACGCCACCTATGTAACTTTGCGAGAGCTTAAGAAAGGCGAATTTGTTGACAAAACAATAGAAATGGGCAAGTATTATATTGACCTTGATGCTAACGGACAAATCATTGGCATTGAGTATTTGTCAGCTCCAACTGTGGAAATTGACGGAGCGGAGGTTAAGCTAAGATGAAAATTGGTGACAAAGTAAAAATGACAAAGCAGGGTTTCCAGTATTACCACAACTTGGAATACAGAATTGACGGATTTAGACGCTGTGGTAAATTAGAAGAGCGCGATGTTCCAGAGCTTGTTTGCTCCATGCTTTCTATAATGGGGGTCGGCGAAGTTATAGACAAAGAGGAAGATTGTTTTAAAATACGCTGGAAACTTTCTCATAGCGGAGTTTACTTCTACTCAACGCATTGGTATGAAATTGGCGACATTAGACCTTTAACTCTCTGGGAGAAAATATGCTCGACATTGTTCAACTAGCTTTAGCACTTGTAATTGGCTGGCAAACAGCAAAATTTACAAAAAAGCATCAACTAAGTTCTTTACTTGGAATGGCACTTGTGGTAGCATTGACATTATTGGTTGGAGCTATTTTCAGCCAGATTGGAGGAAAATGAAAACTAAAGCAATTTTATTTACACTATTCTTTCTTGTGTCTTGCGGTCCAGCTAAAGAGTCTGCTACAATTTACCAAGGCAAAGATGGGAAAGATGGTAGTGACGGAAGGAACGGCACTTCTTGTTCTGTTTCCGAAGCTCTGAGCGATGAGAATGAAGTTATTGGAGCTTTGATTTCTTGTGGCGACGGTTCTAGCCAGATTGTTTTAAACGGCTCTGACGGGCAAAACGGAGCTGATGGCGCAGATGGAATTAATGGCTTACCGGGAAATTCTTGCTCAATCTCTAGAGAATCAGGAAAAACATTTGTAACCGTTACTTGTGGAGAAACTTCTCAAGTTGTGTTTGACGGGCAGGATGGGTTAGACGGAGAGGATGGAACGGATGGGGAAGACGGAGCTACTGGAGCGCAAGGTCCGGCTGGAATTAACGCCAACGGCTGCACACTTACTTTCATTGGTAATCAGGGAAATAAAGGCAATAAGTACCAAATTACTTGCGGAAGTACTTCTGCGATTTTTACTGACTCTACAAATCCTTCAAATAATTAGGAGTTAAAATGAGATATTTTATACTGGGATTTTTGACCGGAGCTTTTATTTACCTTACTGCAAGTCTCGCGCACTCTTCTGAGCAATGCGTAACTTCCAGCCAGCAAGAGGAAGTTCAAGAAACTAAGGTAATTTCTACCGACGTTCCGAGTCACCTAAAAGGCGCAATTATCATCATTGTTCAAGCCGACGGTAAAAAGTCTGCGGTTCCAGCTGAGAAATTCAAAGTTGTGCCAAGAAAGCAGGAAAGACTAATTACAAAAGTTGCGACAAATACCCTTAAGACTTGCCAACAAAGCAGAGAGTTTAAGAACAGAGTTTCTATTCTTGGCGGGCGTGGAGCAAAAGAAGGCTTGACAAAGGAAGTAACTCCGGGTAAAGTTGAAATTGAGTCTAGAGTTGGAGCCGTTGGAGGCTTGCAATATCAAAGACTTTTGAATGACAGAATTTCTGTTGGAGTTCAGGGTCAAACTAACAAAACTGGCTTGTTAAGCATCGGATTGGATTTTTAAATGAAATGGCTGGCAATTATTCTTATAGCAAGTTGCGGTACTAAAATACCAAAGCAGAAAATTGATCCAGCCTTTTCTTCTTACGCTGAGCAGTTTGAGCAAACTTATAACCTTAATATTAGAAGTTCTATAATTTTTAAGAAAATGGATAAAGGCTTTGCTGGGTTTTGTGAGAAACGCTCGGACGGTTATAAAGAAATAACAATTAATCCGTATTGGTGGAATTTGTATTCTGAAGAACAAAAGCAAATTACCCTGTGGCACGAACTTGGACATTGCGAGCTTGACTTAGGACACGATCCCGGTTATACTGCTGGTTGTCCACACTCTTTAATGTTTTGGAGAGTTTTGGCACCTTGGGAAGTTAGGGATTGCTTTATCCCAAACAAAGAATATTATTTGGAGAATTTATGAAAAACTTAAAAGTCTACGCAATTATTGCCGCTGTCTCTCTTCTTGTTGGACGTTATGTACTACAACCATCTCCGAAAGTTATTACTAAAGTTGTAGAAAAACGTGTAGAAGTTGAGAAAAAAGAAACCAAGAAGAAAGTCGTGAGTAAGAAAACTAAAAAGCCTGATGGAACTGAAATCACTGACACAACTATTACAGAAGACACTTCTACAAAGAAAGAAACTAAGACTGACAAATCAATCGTGGCAAAGTCTGGAAAAGGTGTAACTCTTGGCTTACTTGCCGTGAAAGATATTGACGCATTAAGTCAAACTCACGCAGAAGCCGTAGCAATTGTGCCATTTTTCGGCAACCTTAGTATTGCTGGAAGTGTTAACACTAAGAAGCAAGTCGGACTTGGCTTAGCTTTGGAGTTTTAGTGAAACCAATTTTACACGGGATTTACCAAGAGACTTTTGACGGAGAAGTTATTGGCGAGTACATTGTTTTAGACATTGACGAACTAAACGGCTGGGTTACAGTCTATTGGACAATGGATGTTGGAGCTGAGCAATTCCCAGTTCATGCCATGCAATACGACAAATATGTTGGACAAGCTTCTGAACTTATGCTAGCATTGATTTAGGAGGGCTTATGAAAAAAGTCGGAGAAGTTTATCTATGCGCTGCACACCATATTGAGTATGTCATTTTAGAAATACAAAAAGAAGACATGTATGTTATAGAGTGGCTAGGACGTCCTAAACCTTATCATTTAGATACAGTTATTCCACTCAGCTCCACTAGAAGTGACACCAAAGTTAGAGAGCTTTCTGACCTTGAAAAGGCTCTTCTTTAAGGAATTTATGGACTTAGAAACAACTATTGAATACTATAAAGACAACCTTGGAAGAATGGATTTAAAGCCTGTTAATGGTGGAGAAGCTTCTACTAATAATCAACTACTCTACACTGGAGAATTAGCCATTCTTCAGAGGCTTATTGGGAATTTTCAAAGCTCAGACTTTGACTCATTGCGTAAGGCAATTTCTTCCTGCCAAGTTGATAACTATCCCGGGCTTTACTCTCGCCATCCAGTTCCGTACCGATTCAAACAAAAGGACGGTAAGCCTAACTTTGTTCCAGTTTCTTTTGACGAAATAACTGGGGCTTGCTTCACCAACTGGTGCGCTGGGGATTTAAAGTCTAACGAACATATTGTAGAACACGCACAAATGACCAATAACCGCTTTTGTGACGTTCCCGGCTATGAACTTATAGATAGCTCGGCAAGCGTTTTTAAGGCTGGTTTTTGGAAGGATTTAAAAGCATATTTTACGGAGGCTCGTTCTTATGAAAAGCTGGAAACAGGGCTTAGGAAAGCTGTTAGAAACCATCCTAGGTTTTACCCTATCTTTTTTAAGCATTCTGTCACTAATTTTGTTATCTATCTTAGTGGCATTGGTAGGAAGTGTTCTTTTATACAGTCTGTGGCTTTCTTTCTCGCAGCCTTCTTAGCCAGTGTTAAGAAAGATAATACTTCAACAAAAGTTCTCTGGTGGTTTCGGTTTAGATTCCTTGAGTTAACAGAGACAGAAACTTTCTTGACAAAACTGGCAAAACAATTTTATAATTACACAAATAACAACAGGCTAGGAGAGAGTTGGGAGGTAGAGCTTTTTAAGGCTTATTACCCAGAAAATCACCCATTTCATAGGATACTTAAAGATGTTCAAAGTCGGAGATAGAGTAATTTGTATAAAACCACACAATACTTATTTATTTTTAGGAGAAGTATATACAATTGAAAGCGTGTTTAGTGAGGAATATGAATTAATTAGCTTAGTTGAAGTAGAATCTAATTGGAACATTCACAGATTTATATTAGCTACTCCATTAATTGAGACATTGGTATGATTTGTTGGAAAAAAGGTCAGTATAAAAAACTTGGAAAATACTTCTCAACCAAAGAGTTTGAAAACGGCTCTGACAAAGAGTTTTTCATTGAGCAAGAGCTGATTGACAAACTTGATAAACTTAGAGAAGAATTCGGGGAGTCTCTAACAATTACCTCTGGTTATCGCTCTCCTGCTTACAATAAGCAAATTGGTGGAGCACCTTCCAGTCAGCATTGCCTTGGAAAAGCCGTTGACATTCGCCCAACAGTAAGCTCAAAAGAAAAGCTTGACAAATTATATTTATTGTGCGAAAAATACTTTGAAGCCGTTGGTGACGGACGGAATAAAGGATTTGTCCACGTTGACTTAAGAGTTGGGAAGAAGCGAAGATGGAATTATTAGTTGGAAAACGTTATTATAGGGTTAACTCGCAAACTAAAGCTATAGACACTTGTGTTATAACTGCTTTACGCACTACAGTGGTAGATTTCAAACTGTGCTATAATTATGGAGCCGTAACAAACCTTAGTTGGGTAGTTGAGACATTTTTATCAGAACCTTGGATTCCTCTAACTCCTTTGATGGAGGCTTTACTATAATGGAACATCACGATTACCAGTCAGAAAGGGTCAAGCTCCAAAAGTTCCAAGCAAAGTTACAATTTGCTCAGGTTGTAATTCAAGCCATTACGCTTCTTGCCACTTTAACTCTATTGGGGAATAAGCTTTGAACATTCTCCATCTTACAGCCATTTTACTCTTGGTTAATATTATAGCAGTCCATTACAGACCTTTAAGAGAAGCTTACTACTGGCTTTATAAGAAACTCATAAAGCCTAAATATAAACTCGGGGACATTGTATTACTAGATGGGGAAATGTGTGAAGTTATTCATATTTCACCAAAAGCAAAGCCTTATGAATATTTATGCTTGCCATTAAATAAAAATAATACTAACATATACTACAACTACTATCCGCAAAAAAGGCTTAAGCCAATTTCGGATTTATTAAAATCTTTATTATAAGGAAACAAATGAAACAACCTTGGAACCCTAGAGAGATAAAGTTTGTTCTAAAGCAATATAAAAAAGGCTATTCTAGGTTTGAAATAGCTAAGGCTTTTAATGCCAAGTTTCAGCAAAAAAGAACTCCAGATTCTATAAAGCACTGTATTGACACTCACGGTATGGAAATTGAAAAGGACTTGCCTAAAGTTCTAGTTTTAGACATTGAAACCGCTCCAATGATTTCCTATCATTGGGGACTATACGATCAATCTATTCCTTTGAACATGATTAAGCGGGACTGGTTTGTACTCTCTTGGACAGCTAAATGGTTACACAACGACAAAGTTATGTATAAAGATCAAAGGTCAAAAAAAGGCGACTCTATTCAAAATGACAAAGATTTGCTAAAGCCTTTGTGGAAACTTATGGACGAGGCTGATATAATCTTGGGGCAAAACTCCACGGCTTTCGATTTAAAGAAACTCAACGCTAAGTTTTTGGAGAATGGTTTAGGAGTTCCAAGTGAGTATAAAAAGATAGATACTTACCTACTGGCTAAAAAACACTTTGCATTTACTTCAAACAAGCTTGAGTACATGTCTAAGAAGTTTAACACTAAATACAAGAAACAAGATCATGAGGAGTTTTCTGGGTTTAAGCTTTGGGACGAATGCTTGAAAGGTAATATCAAAGCGTGGAAATCAATGGAACGCTACAATAATTTTGATGTGTTAGCCACTGAAGAACTTTTCCTAAACTTGGCTAAATTTGATAAGACTGAAGTTGTAGCTTCTGCAGTTAGGGCTTACGAGGCTGCACAAAAAAAGAAGAAATAGTATGAAAGAAATAACGCTTAATATAAAAGGTAGAGATTGGAAGTTTAAACTTCTTTCTGATGCTAAGTTTAATAAGCTACATAACGGAGATGGCGGGGATCGACCGGGAGTTACGATGCCTCCTAATTATGAAGTGCATTTTAGAAAATCAGACTGGACTTTAATAGATATTCGACATGAACTTGGACATGTATTATATCACATGTCTTTAACTACAAGCAGTGACTTAACGCCAGATCAGGTTGAAGAAACGATGTGTAGTATTATCGGATACCATGTTCCAGACATTATCGTATGGTCGGATAGGATTGCCGAAAAGTTTCAGAGCGAGTAATGAAAATGGTTTACCTCCCACTTCACTCAGACATGATTCCTGAGATTGTGGAGTATTTTCCTACTAGTAGTGATAAATCTGGCTGGGTTGTTGTAACAAGTTATTACACTGGCTTAACTTGGTACTGTGAGCTGGATAGATTAATACCTTTAACACCTTTAATGGAGGCTTTGTTGTGAAGTTCATTTTCTGGCTACATAAGAAACTATATGACTACCCTTGTCGAGCGCATGTTCAAAAGGCTTTGTACGCAGGTAGGGCAAAAAATCCTTTAAAATATAGAGTTGCAATGCTTTATCTTTGCGGCTATAATATTGAAGAAACAGCAAACGCTGTGGGTTTAAGTTCAGAAAGAGTTAGACAATTATTGACTATTATTTGTCTAGGAGTTGAATAATGTTTAAAGTTGGTGATAATGTTAAAACAAGAGAAGTATTCCCTAGAAGTGGAGTTATTAAATCATATATTCCAGAAAAGAATCAATTCATGGTTTACATGTGTGATATGACTGGTTGCCATACTATAGCTTTTGATGTAGGTGACTTGGAGTTGGCTGAACCTTTAATTCCTGTCACTAGTTCTGAAGACATTGAAAAGCCTAAGCGTTACAACAAGAAGGGTAAGCTTGAGTGTTGGGACGTTATTTTAGACCAAGAGATGGACTTTTTGGAAGGAAATATTTTCAAATACATCTGGCGATATAAAGAAAAAGACGGGGTAAAGGATTTGCAAAAAGCTAAAATTTATTTAGACAAATTAATTGAAAGAGAATCGAAGAAATGAAATTCAATGTTGGCGACAGAGTTTTAATTACTGCTACTGATTATGGTTTATCTTATTTCAATGGAACTATTCAGAGAATAAACAGTTTTGATGGAATGCATTATTATTTTGGAGAAGTTTACGATTGGGCTTTTCTTCCAAAACATGCCATTCCAGTTACTCCTTTAATCGAGGCTTTGGAATGAAATTTATTAAATGTTTTAGTAGTTTTTTAATCGGAGCTTACATAACTATTTTGTTGTCATTTTCTATTTTTAGTGTTATCCTCTACCAAGGCTTTGTTGCAAAAGCTTCTTTAACAACTCAGCATGTTATTGTAGATGGTGAGCGATATACTTGTAAAAAGGCTAACTAATGAAATTTACATTTAAGAAAAAAGACAAACAAGGCGAAGCTGCTATTAACTTCAGTACGGAAAGTTTGGAAGAAGTTGTGGCTGAGTTTGAAAAATTCCTCATTGCGTCAGGCTTTGACCTTGGTGGAATGAAGTTTGCTTTAATTGATTTAAAACAGATGGAGGTTGATTTTGAAAACGAACTTGAAGAGTACTTTGCAGGGCTTGGTAGCGAGGCTGACGATGACGGGGACGAAGGTGAAGGAAGTGACAACGGCAACGGTGGTAGAGGCGGCAACCAAAACCATTGACCTTTACTTTTTTTGTAAATACTTTATTCTACAAGTATTTGCTAAGCCGGTAAATTATAGCCCTGTTGATGGAATATACTATTCCTTTTTAACTGGTGAAATTTTTGAAGCTAAAAGAGAAGGGGATGTTGTAGTGGTTAGCTACGTTAATCCAGATTTAGACAAGAAACATATTAATCTTGGTACTTTTTACTTACAGCTTGACTTATTTTTTTACGAGCCTTTGGCTGTGTATGCAGAGTAGTTTTAAAGTTGGTGACAAGGTTTTAGTAAACATGTATCCTTGGTTTGATATTGGTACAATTTATACTATTGAAGAAATTACTAAAAACCGAGTTACATTTAAAGAAACATTTTATTTATCATATCCCACAAATTTTATTCGTCCAACTCCGCTACTTGAGGCTTTATTATGATTAGCACGATTGCTATAGTTATCTTATTAATTTACGCCTTATATACGCATTTCTTTTCGGCTAAGCCAGATCAGGCTCAACAAATGGCTGAGTTAATGAGGCAAATTCCTCAGCCCGGAACTACAATTCCTATGAGTCATTTCAGAGAGGTTGTAGACAAAAAAGAGGCTGAAATCAATTCTCTTATTCACAAACTAGAACAAACTTCTGCCAACTTTGAAAAACTCAAAGGGGAGCAGCAAAGTAAGGCTGTAAGACTTGGGCAAATATCTGAGCAAGTTTTACCATTCCACGCTGAATTTCCTTATGATTATAAAAAGCTTAAGCCCTTATTCCAGCCCGTGGACTACATTTATTTTGGCGACGAATCCATTGTTTTTATTGAAATGAAAATGGGTACTTCTCAATTAAGTGAGAATCAGAGAAATATTCGTAGACTAATTTCTGAAGGTAAGGTAAGATTTGAAGAGCATAGAATTGACGAACAGGGGTATAAATTTAAATGAGCAAAATATTAGAAGGAAAAGTATCCAATCAAGCTCCTAGCATCAGACTTTCTGGAGTTGTAACTTGTTCAAAATGTGGCAAAGTATTCAACCAGCCTGAGATTGCACCATTAGGAATTAAAGATGCAGCTTTTACTATTTATAGCTACTTACACACTGATAGATTTATTTATGAGTCTAATTCTGGAACAGCAGTGGTTTATTGTTCAGATTACTGCGTCAAGAAACACAATCACAGATTCAACAAAGGACTAGGATGAGCCGCCGCAAAGCAAATTTAGAGCATGAATACGCTTTGGAACGAGAAATAGCTGATTTAAAAAATGAAATTGCTAAGTTAAAAAAGAAGTTACGTGAAGTTGAAAAACATGATAAAAAAGAACCAGTGGCAAAACCAAAGTTGGTAAAGCCTCAACATAAAGAATGCCCTAAGTGTGGCGCAAAAGTTAAAGAGTCTGAATTACCAGTTGGTACTTTGGAGCTTTGCGAATCAGCCTGTGGCTATAGAGCGATGAGGAAAAAATGAAAAAGACAAAAGATGACATTATTAAAAATTTAGAGCAACGGTTAAAAAATTGTGATGAAGCTGCAAATTTTTTCGGTGGTTTATTTATTTGCTTCTTTATCTCAACTATAGTGCTAGGAATAGCTCTTGATAATAACGTTACTATACTGGATAAAAGAACTAAATATTTGAACTACTTAGAAAGAGAGAATGAGCGAAAAGAAAGGCAAGCTCAGTTTGAGTATTTTTGCGATCAACTTGAGCGAGAGTCTGGAATTAACACATACTATTATAACCTAGAGTGTACTTTGTTTGCGGAAAGTAGAGTGGAGTTTACTTCTGTTAAAGAAATTCAACAAGCCATTAGGCATTACCAACTTGGAGAAAAGCGTGAAAAGACCAATAAGAGCCGTTAAAACAAGCTTGGAGATAGTTTTGAACGGACATCCGTCCGATTCTGCCAACACTTTTATGATTGTTCCAGTTAAAGCCACCATGCTAGCCTTTAATGCTGGAGCGTTGTTACAAGACCAAGCTGGCACATACTATATTTGTGTGCAAGGCGAATGGCACAGGTATGGCGATAACACTTTGCCGCAGGTTGATGCTTTTGATCAGCTCAATCAAGTTGGCTTAACAGTTCTTAAAAAAGACTTAATGAAGGAAATATTCCGTGGACAAAAGATTTCAAGCGAAGGTGGACACAGCCTTGAGGAAACTAGCGAGGCAGTGGCAACCGATAAAAAACGTAAAGGCAAGAGCAAAGATCGGACCTGAACTTTATAAGTGTGAAGGTTGTGGGCAAATTGTCTACTCTGGAGCAAGGTCTATCGACGTTATAAAGTTAGACCATCCTACAGCTATTGTAGACAAGATTGAGGTCGATCATATTGACCCAGTTGTGCCTTTAGATGTGCAAGGCAACAGAGACTGGAACGTGCATTTTAAAAGACTATTCTGCGGCGAAGATAACTTACAGGCTTTGTGTAAGTCTGGTTGCCATTTAAGTAAAACACTGGCGGAAAATGCCCAGAGGAATGAATGGAAAAAGAAATTAAAGTTGGCGACGAAGTTATAGTTCCTAGTTATAGTGTATTTGAAGGCAAGGTTTATACAATTAAGGAAGTAACTCCTACTTACGTTACTTTTTATGACTGTATCTATAAATGCCGACCAAGTGAAGTTGTGAAACTAACGGATTTAACGAAGGCTTTATTTTGAAGTACAAACTTGGCGATAAATTCATTCGCTACTACCACGAGCAAATTCCTGACTTTGCTGAAATATCGGAAGTTACCAATGATGGCGGCTATAGAGTTTTCATTGACTTTGGAGGACACTATGGTTACTCTGAAAGACTATATGATAATTGTAAACAGCTGGAAGAAGACGCATTTATATTATTAACTCCACTACTTAAGGCACTTGTATGAAAAAACTTATTCGAGATAAACTTCCTGCCATGGTTTTAGAAAAAGAAGGCAGAGCTATGGACACTTACATTGCTGAGCAATCTGAATATTTGCAGCTTTTAAAAGAAAAGCTTGTGGAAGAGGCCAACGAAGTTTTATCAGCTTCTCCAGAAAACTTGCTTGAAGAGCTAGCAGATGTTCTTGAGGTATTTGCTGCAGTGTGTAAAGCTCATGGATTTGAAGAATCTGTGTTTGAAGCTAGAGAAAAAAAGTTTAGCCAACGTGGCGGATTTACTGAAAAAATCGTTTTAGTTGGACCTTGTAAAAAATAAACTTATGATTAATTTTATTGCTTATATTTTTTTATTTTTATTTTTTGTATACACGCCTTGTTATATAATTTATGAGGCTTATTTTAGTTTTAAAGCCAAAAGAAGGCGTAGTCCTGAAAAATGGGATATGTCTGAGTTAGTATTTTGGGGAAATTTTACAAAGGAAGAGTTTCTAGCTACTTACCCTATTTATCCTAATGGTAGACTTTATACTGGATTTATTGTAAACTTTTTTGAAGACCAGCCTTATAAGGTTAAATCAATACAAGCTATTAATAATTCAGGTTACGAGTCTGTGGCTTCTGATAAAAACAGTTTTCTTAAAATATTTAAAAAATAATGTTGACAAAATAATTTCCATTTGATATTGTGTAACTAACACATTAACTTTGGAGATTTATGTTTAAATTCGTTACCGCAGCTTTTCTTGCTGCATCACTAAACGCCAACTCGGCTACTATTACTTTGTCTGAAAATAACTCAGTGGCTTTTAACCAGCCAGTGAAAGAAGACTACGTTGCTAAGAAGCAACTTGAAATTCTAATCAAGCACCAAGCCCTTCCTAAAACTCAACCTATTTATTTAGTACTAGACACTCCCGGCGGTTCTGTTATGGCTGGGAATAACTTTATTGACTTTGTGAAGAGCCTTGATCGCCCAGTTCACACTGTTGTAATTTTTGCCGCATCAATGGGCTACCAAATTACTCAAGAGCTTGGAAAACGTTACATTATTTCTTCTGGAATGCTTATGTCTCACCGAGGTGCTATCTCAGGTCTTTCTGGACAAGTGCCGGGAGAAGCCAACCAACGCCTGAAAATGATTCAGGATGTGCTTGATGAAATGAATGTAAAGGCTGCTAAGAGAGTCGGAATGTCTGTAGAAGCTTACCAGAACGCTATTATTAATGAGCTTTGGATTGGTGGACAAGCCGCTGTTAATCAAAAACATGCCGATGAAGTTGCTTCTGTAATCTGCGACAAATCTCTCTCTGGAACTTACACTGAGGACGTTGCCACAATCTTTGGACCTGCTAGCGTTGAGTACTCAAAATGCCCACTAATTTCTATGCCGATTGGCTTTTCGCTGAATGGTAAGAAAATCGCGGGAAATAGCATTGGCGCAAGAGCTATTAAACGAGCCACTCGTCAGGTAAAACTGGAGTTCTAATGAGTAAGTCAATTGAAGAATTGCTTAAGTTAGTTCAATCAAGGGAGTCAACCGGAAGGAAGGCTCCCGAAGATAACAAGAGTGTCATGAACTTTATCCAAGATATGGGAATTGAAGCTGGCACTCACGCTGTTCCAAACTATCTAATCTTTTACGTTTATCGAAGAATTTGGAAGTTGGATCAGGAGAAGGGTAAGGCTAAGAAAATTACTTTCTTCCAAACTTTTGGAAAGCATTTACCAGATTATCGACACGGAAAGCAGAGATTTTACATGATTAAGGAGGGAATTTTTGATGTTAACGAGGAAATTTTAAAGCAAGCGGAGTTATATGACAGACAATACTGGGGTAAAAAAGAAGCACAAAAAAGAATTTCGCCATCTATCGAAGAGCGGGTCGAGGACGAAACGTAGAGAATTCATGGACTCTGATTACCAAGACGGGGTTAGAGATCACGAAGGAAATATCTTGATTCGAGCTATGAATGAGCATGAGAAAAAATACTTGGCTAATTTTTACAAGGAATATCATCACGCTACGTTTAAGACAAGTGAAGAGTCTAAAGCATTGTTTAAGAAAATAAACGCTTTACTTGCTGATAATCAAGAATTTTTTGAAGAGAATGGATTTTATCCGGTTGAGGTTGAGAACTTAATCGAAGACTTTGACAAGGTTACTAAAAAACTTGGCAATTTACACGGATTTTGGCAGCAAAAAGATATTAATTCGGACGATTATAAGCGCGGGTTTGATGTTGAAAATAAGATAAAAAGAGAGTACAATTACCTGAGTTATGAAGATTTGCAAGAGTTTCATAATATGGAAGAAAAGTCCGACACAGAGATTGAGGATTTAATTACAGAGAGTGAGGAATAGGTGAAAATTTCAGAACTAATTAGTCTACTGGAAGAACAGAAAAAGTATGGAGATTGTGAAGTTTTTATAGAAGGGTCTAATAGGATATACCTAGACTCTCTCCCTTGGTATTATGATGGAGGAGGTGATATGTATATCGAAGGTAAGTGGTATTCTACTAAAAAAAATCCTCAATTGAGTGGGCAAAGTATTCTACATCTTTGTAGTATTACCTTTGAGTATGGTTCGGAGGGTGATGAATATTACGATGGAGTCTTGTTTCCTGAGATAAAATTTGATGAGAATTTTGTAGATAATTATAACAAAGCAAAACAAAAATGGTTGGATGAATGTAGAGGTTGGAAAAAATGAGAATTTTTATAGCGATTGTTGGAATTTTTTTATGCTTAAGAGCAATGGCTGTTTTGGATAGCTTTGCAGAAATGACTGCGGCTTTTGCTGTTATTCCAATCTTTTTATTATATGGTTTAAAAGAACATCTTAGCAATACCGGCGGCGAAAGCAGCGACTGAAGCCAGTATTCCAATAACTTTAAAAGCTCCTTCCATCATTGCTACGTGCTTTGAAACTGGCTTTAGTTCTTGCTCAAGCAAGTTTGTGCGCTTAATATGTTCCACTAAGGATTCTGTGTTTACAGCTAACGTTACGTCAATAGCACTAATCTTCTCTACGATCTTCTCCAGCTTCTCATCAACTTTGTCAACTTTTTCTTCGAGATTCTTAATTCTTTCAGACATAACTCACCTTTTAATTTTTAGCCAACTTGTTTAAGGACTTTTGCAAATAATCCGCCTCTCGGTTTCTTCTTGTCTTATATTCATCATTAAAATTTCTAAGCTCGTTAACAACTTTTTCCCACTGACCTTTTCCTGCAAACTGGGAAAATCTTGGTGCGCGTTTAAAAGTGCCGTACTGGTGTATAATACTCGCCATAACTGTTTTCTGAGCAGGAGTAAGGCTGTCAAAAGGAATATCAGACATTTTTGCCCACTCATCTCTCATTTTCTGCTCTGTTTCATTCTTAGCAAAACCGGCTACTTCTTGGGCTTGCTCTGGAGTTAATTCAACTCCTCCCATACTAGCTAATCTTCTTTGAGCTTCATCCCTTTTTGCTCCTACAAACGGCTGTAGTTTGACTTGAACCTCTGGAGAAAGACCTTCTAAGTTCTGTCTTTGCCCTACATCAAAACCTGTAGAAACAGTAACGCCAGACTTGCCAGATTTTGGGACGTAGCCCTTTTGCTGATTTCCACCTTCAAACTGATCAATAGTTTTCCAGTCAACTCCAGACTCAATTGGGGCTTGTGGAGCCTCAACATAGTTGTCTTGAGGCATTTCGTCCATTTGTTTTAAAGCGTCAAGCAGATTTTTCACTCTTTAATCCCCTTGGTTCTTCTCACAAGCTCTCTGAACTCTTTCAACTGGTTAAGTCTTGCCAGTGTAGCGTCTTTTTGCGCCTCTGACTGAGTGGAAACGTCTGATAATTCTTTAGCCCACATTTGGGCAGCTTTATTACCTTGGAACTCAGCCAATCTATCTGCTAAGTTTTGCATATTGGCACTGTCTGTTGACTTGAATCTATAGTCTGGAGTTCTAAACTGTGCGCTATAGTCATTAATATTAGCTTTTGATGTAGTTTGGCTACTCTTTTGATACTGTTTAGCCATTTCAATCCCAGACACTGGAACCGGGTTTACGGCTTCAAACGCTGTATAGGCGGCTTTTTCCCAAGGGTCAAAACCAGCCTCGGTAGCCTCTTGATAGCCCATTGCTGCTCCGGCTCCGGCTCCTAGAATTGGCAAAGCTTCTCCTAAAACTTTTCCTGTAGTCTTTGCTGCAGATTTAATCCCCGCTGGAATTGCACTAGAAACGGTATTTACTAAGTCACCAATTTTTAAAGCACCTTCTGGCGTTTTTGCGTACTTAACTCCCATATATCCAGCTGTTGGTAAAGAACCAATTCCACTTAAACCCATAACCGCTTCAAACGGTTTAATGTTAAAAGCTTTTGTTGGGTCTTCTGCTGCGGCTTTGATTGCGGCAAGTCTTAGTTCATCAAACAATTTAGGATCAATATTTTCTCTAAGAACGGCAATCTTTTGGGCAACATCATCAGTCAATTGAACCTTTCCACCAAGCATGTCGTTGAACAATCTCTTGGCTTCTTTCTCTCCAACTTTTACAGACTCTGGTGCGTGTTTTGAAATACCTTTTTCACGGGTAAGCAAACCTTCTTTCTGAAGTTTTTTAAGCCGTTCAATCTCTGCGCTTTGTTGACGAAATAAATCAGAAGCAGCCGGAGAAGTTTGCTCGACATAATTTCTTACATTCTGACTTACAGCTTTCGCCACTTCTTTACTAACTTCACCAGTTGGCTTGTAAGCCTCTTCTCTAAGCTGACGAAGCATGTTCCAAGATTCTTCACCAGTCATAGGTAAAGTTCCTTCTGGAAGTAATGAAGCTGCACGAGTAAACTCACTCGGCTTAGCTGTTGTTAAAACTCTTCCCTCTAACTGAGGAAATGTTTTTGCCAGTGGTGACTGTAGGCTTTCAATTGTTTTCTTTGGAATATTAGCTTGAGCTTCTTTTAAAGCACGAAATTGAGCGAGCATTTCTTCTGTCTGTTGTGGTTTAAAACCAGCTTTTTCTGGCGCAGCCATGATTGTTTCGATGGTGCTGGAGCGAATTGCGTCCGCAGCTTCGTCAGAAATACTTCCCATGTTAGCAGCTTTGGCTTGGTTAACAGCCTCTTCTGCTTTCTGTGCGGCAAATTCTTGGGCTTGTTTAATTGAAGACTTTTCCATTCCTCTCTGAGCTTTTTCCGCAAACTCTTGTGTAAGTCGAGACTCTTCTGCCGCCATTTGGGCTTTAATTGTTGGGTCTTCTAAATTAACTGGTCTTGAGAATTGCTCAGTAGTTTGACCGACCATTTCTTTCAACTGTTGAGGAGTAAGACCTTGTTCAAGACTACCAATGGCTTGTTTTCCAAGCTCGTCAACATTTCGGTTAATTCCTCGGAAAGATTCTTCCAGTTTAGAAAGCGATTCTTGTGGCTGAATTGCTTTAAATTGGTCTCTATTTTGTTTAACAAGTTCAAGCTGACCTTCAGTAAATGGTCCTAATGCTGCCGCAGTTTTTGTCAGAGCTTTATCAGCCAACTCGGGAATAGCTGCTCCGGCTTTTGCCACGGTTTCTGTTATAACTCTTGCTGGAGCGTAAGACATGGTAGTATCTGAACCTTGTGGCGCAGATTCTTGGAATGTTTGACTATCATCAAACAAAGAATCGTCCATAGCTTGAGTTGTTTCTAAAGCTTGGGGATGGATATTTTCGTCGTCAAATAAATTATCGTCCATATTATCCTACTGGCTGGTATTTACCAACCGCTGGGTTCCATTTATAAGTTTTACCATTTCTTTCAACAGTGTCGCCATATGGTCCAGTGTTTTGGTTACTTTCTGGAGCCATAAACTGCTTAAGAGCTTTTTCTTTCAAAGGCTGAGCCTTTGCCATAGCTTTAGCTCTTTCGGTCATTTTACGGTCAACTCTGTCTATAAAATTAGAAAGGTTGTCTTCAAATCCTGATTGAGATATTGAAATATCATTCAACTCTTTCTCGAAAGCACTAATCTCAGGTCCAGTCAAGGCAGAACCAAATAATGCATTTCTGATTGTGTTTCTAATTCCAGCATAGTCAGACTCTAGTGCTTGAAATTCTTTAGTAGGTAGACCGATTGCTGCTCTACCTTTTTGATAAGGAGTTCCTAAAATTCCAAGACCAGCTTCTTTAACTCTAGGAAGAAGTCTAGCGGCTTCTTGTTTAGCTGTTTGCATGTCAGCGAAAGAAGTAGCAACTTTATCACTCAATTGACCCTTCTCTTCTCGTTTAAGACCTAAAGTATCCTCATGTCTGCCTTGCACTCCTTGCTGAGATTGCTCTCGTAATTCTTGATCTCTGATTTTCATTTCAAGATAAGCTTTTTGATACGGAGTCATTTCGCCGCTGTTTTTCAAAGTCTTGAATTGAGCGAGTAAGTCCTCTCTTTTTCTTTTTAAATCAGCAGCAATTTCTGGAGAAGTTTGAAACATATCCGCAACTTTACCAAGTCCTGCACCTTCTTTAACTCCAGCTCCGGGTGCTTTTACATTCATTTGTCCACGAGCGTTCAAAACTGTGGCTAAAGCGTCCCCAATAGCTCCGCCCATCTTAAGCATTCTGTCTGAAGAACGGGCTTCATCCAAGGCTTTTTGATCCCGCTCTTGCATAGCTTTAAACTCAGCTAAAAGCTTTTCTTGCGGAGACATTGGTAAAGTGTCTAAAGTAGCATTGGCTTGCTGTATTTCAGTTTTATCCATTTTTGGTGGTTGATCTTGTTGACTAGTCCCATCTTTAGTAGATTGTGTAAAATTAGGTTCATTTACAGCCGGAGTTTGCTTGTCGACAACCTCTGGTTGTTGTATAGGCATTGCGTCTATTCCTAATTTTCCTAAATACTCAGGTGCAACCATCAACGGACTTTTCATATTATCAGATAGTCGCTGAGCATTAGACCTATCATCTTCCTGCATAGGATTTACCTCATACGGTAGGTATGGGTTAATTTGTTTTTTATCAGCTTCTGGACTGTTAGCATTGCGTTGATAATCTTCCAAAGCTACTTCGTCAATAACGTTTTGTTGTTTTAATAATTCATCTAAAAATGGATTACTCATGCTAATATTTTCCTGTATTACCGTTTAAATAATCTGTGCTGTATGCAGTAGTTCCACCAGCTGCGTCTGGACCACTGCTATCTACTTTTTTATAGCTGCGGCTCCTAAAGTTCCGCCAAGGTTTAATAATCCAGAAGTCATTGCTTGCTGAGCCTGTTGAGCTGCAGCTGCTTGGTTCTGAAGATTAGCAGCCATTTGGCTTTGCTGCTGAGCAACTCCCCCAGCTTTTTGAATCTTATTTTGGAACTGCTGCTGAACAAGTCCTCTGTTATGTATTTCCTCTTGCTGTCTAAGACCTGCAAGTTGGTTGGCTCTTTGCTGCTCGTACGCTTTATTAGCTGCGCCTACACCGGCTCTTTGCTGAGCATTAAACTGAGCAATAGTGTCAGCTGCTGAAGCCTTGCCTGTTTTTAAGCCAATGTCTTGAGCTGACATTTGACTTGCCATATTTGCTTGCTGTCCTAAAGCTGCTCTTCTTGCCTCAGCGGCAGAAGCTGCAATTCTATCACCTTCCTGACTCATTCTGTCAGCCTGAGCTTGTCCTGCTGCTAACTGAGCTGCAAGATTTGCACCAGAGTCGAGCATACCACGAGAAGCCATTTCTTGCAAGGTAGAAGCTTGTTGAGCCTCAGCAGCGGCTGCGGCTTGTCTTCTTAGCTGGTTAAAAGCAGTTCTATCCTCAGCACCAAGACCTGTCTGCCCTAACCCAGTCATTTCGTCCAAAGCAGCTCGTTGAGCCGCCATAAGGCGAGGGTCCATTTGAACGTCTTGCATTGCAGAAGCACCAAGCTGTTCAGCGATTAATGGCTCAACTAATTCAGGGTTTTGAAGTGCTATTTTTTGCGCCTCAATGGTTGGAATTCCAATGGCTTCAAGACGGGCAATGTTTGCTCGCATTAAGTCATTTGATTCTGACATTTCCGATTTTCCGGCGTTCTTACTCATTTCTTATTCCTCTACTGTAGATAATTTGGTAAATATCTTCGTATGTTTTTTGCATTCCGTTAAGTCTGCATAAGTGTGCAGTTCTTTGCTGCGTAAATTCGCTAGTGCTTTTAGAGATTTGGGCAGAAATAGTTTTACACTCATTCTCTTTGGCAACTTGCTCAATCTTGTCCATCAAATCTTCCCATTTTCTTTGTCCACGGGCTTCTTTGGAGATGAACATTTCTATAACTTTAAGGTTGTGAATACCTTTAATCTTCTGTATTTCATAGGTTACAAAACTGTTAGAATCTTCTAAAGTTTCCCAACCAACTGTCTCTTTAACAAAATCAGCGTAGAGTGAAGGATTCTTCACGACTTAACCCTTCCTGCTTAATAAATCAAGAAGTGCTTGGGTTCTAGCGCGAGTTGTCTCGGTGTCTGCGATATTGGCACGATTTGCAAAACCTTGACCTTTCAAATAATTGGCGTACTTCTTCTCTAAATCCATAATGGCGTTTCTTTTGGCAATAGCACTTCCGTAGGCTTTCATAGCTCCAGTATCAATTCCACCGATGGCTCCAGCAATTCCACTCGATAAAGAACCAAGCCCTAATTTCTTACCAACATCATCCACAACATTAGTGAATGGATTTAATTGTAAGTAAGTTCCGGCTAAATCCCCAGCTTTTGATCTTCCTGTTTGAATAGCTTGACCTATCGCTCCAGCTCCTTTAATTCCAAACTTTTCTTCAAGTTCTTTGAGCATGTCTGATGTATATTGCAGATTGTCAAGACTACTATTAGTTCCAACAGCTCCACCCACTCCTGCCCCAATTGCAGCTCCGATTCCTGTCCCAACTCCCGGTACGGCAGAGCCTACTGTTGTGCCTACACCAGCTCCTGTTACGGAACCTTCAGCTCCGCTAAAACCTACATTTCCCTGTTCCGCTCTTTGTGTGTCTGTGGCTCCGAGAAATCGGCTAAGCATGTCTTCATCTGTTAGGATTGATTGAGCTTGTCCGGGGTCAATCTTGTCAATATCGTAACCAGCTTGTTTAAGCATGTCAGCAACATTGCCTTTAACTTGAGCTTTGTAAGTCTTTGTTTTCTTACCAAACATATTTCCGCGAGATACTTTCTTCTTACCGACTCCTGTTAGAGTTGCTCCTTCTGCGCTTTCTTCAAAAAGTCTTTGGGCTTCATTGAGCTGGTTTCTAAACGCTTCAGTATCTAAGGCACTCATTAAATTCTGAGTTCCTGCTTTTGATTGATCTTTATACTTTAAATCTTTTTGTAGTAATTTTGCAGCGTCAAGTCCAGCTAATTGAGCCAGAGCTTGTTGTCTGGCAAATTCATCCTGAGTGATTAATTTTTCACGCTCAGCCTGAACTGTGCGAATGTCATCTGGGCGCATGTTATACAAGCCTTCACCTGAAGCAACGCCAAGAATTGCCGCCTCTTCTGGAGAAAGCACCCACTGATTCATGTTCATTTTATTAGCTTGAGCTACCTGAGCTTGATATTGTTTATACTCAGGTGATTTTTCAATAGACAATAGCTCTTTCTTACTTTGATTTAATTGCTGCTTAAGTTTTTCCAAATTTGGAGCAGCTTTTTCTAAGAACTTCCTCTCGGCTGCTGAATCAATGGGGCCGCCATTTGCATTATCTTCTGAAATCTTAAAACTAGCCTGAACTATTCTGCGATTTAAATCGCTTGCCTGTTTCTGCAAATTATCTACGTTTACTTTAGCTGCATTATACGCTTGTATCTGCGGTGCATATTGCTCTTTAAGACCTGCTATCTGTTCGGCTTTGATAACTTTGTTGGACTTACTTTTATTCATCAAGGATTGACGAAAATGCTCAGGAAGTCTTTCCCATTCTGTTAGATATACAGGTTTCCCTTCAGGGTCTAGTACAGCATTTCCTTTAGCATCGAGCTTAGGTATTGGATTTCCGCCCTCGTCTTTTGCTGGAGTTTCGATAAGGTCTGTAATTCTTTGCTCAGTGGCTTGCTCTTCGGCAGTTCTTTCGCCAGTAAAAACATTCCTAGCTTGTTCGCGAATTCCAGCAATTTCCTGAGCACGATTTTTCGCCAAGTTTTGGGACAGATTCTCAGCCTGTTGAAGCTGCTGTTGAAGATTTCCTCCAGCTTTTGCAGCCTGTTGTAACTGATTCACACCCTGCTGAGAAGTGTTGAGAAGTAACGCGTCTAGCTTGCTTTGACCTTGAGTGTAGTCTCGGTTCTTGGCAAACATTGATCTGAGTAACTCTTCACGACCTTGAGTAGATTGCGTGTTTCTTATTTGACGACTTGCTTCCTGCACTCTCTCTAGAGCTGGTTGTAAAAGCCCAGCTTGTCGAATAGATTCCGGTCCTTCGTATTGTGCGTTAATAACCTCAGCAAAACGATTTTTTTGCTCATCAGTTAAGTACTGTGGTTGAGTCACTTGAGGTGTAGGAGCTGGAGCGGCAGTGGCAGCAGCATTGGCAGTCGGAGTGTTAACGTCTAAAACTCCTTGCTGTTGTTGAGGCTGTTGAGCTTGAACTTGACGAGCGGCTTGAGTTGTGGCAGTAACGTCTTGAACAGCTTTTTGCCTGTCTTTTAAAGTACCTTGTTCAACCTTCTGACCGAAACCAGTTTGAGCGGTTTGAATACCTCTTTGCGCCCCAGTTCCTAAATTGGCAACTTTTTGAGTTGCAGCAGAAGCAATTCTATTACCCTGATTAGCTTGTAAATATTTCTTAAGATTAGTAAAAGTACCTGATCCAGCCTTTTGATTAACTTGTGTTGGGGAGCTTGATGCTTGTGTGGTAGGACTAGCGGAAGACCCGATAGTGGCGGGTTGCGATGTTTGCTGAGGTTGAGCAGGTTGTTGCTCTTGTTCAGGCTGAGCTGTTTGACTAGGTGCTAAGGTTTGATTTAACCCTTGCGCGTTCTCGTCTTGTTCGTCATCTTGTAGATATGCCATTATGCCCTCACCTACACTATAAGGTTGCTAATTTACTATTTCTATTGACAAAAGCTACCAAATACTTTATACTATTAGAGTCTTTGAGAAATCAAGGACTTATCTTCGCTAGTTTGGACCGTGAAATAGAGGATTTACAAGTGAATCCGATGTATGACCCGGCGTAGGAAACGAAATAGTCATCTGGGTGTCGCAAAGCCACTAAGTACCCAGCGGAAAGCCAGCTAGTATCAGTGTTACTTCTAACTTGGACCACTGAAGAAGAGAGAAATTTAGGTTAAAAGCCCAAGCCTTTCGCCCAATTTGCTCGCAAGCGACTGGTTTTACTTTCAAGGAACAATTGTTCTGTATAAGTAAAGCTATGTCTAAAATTGCTTATTTAACCAGCTCAAGCGTTAACCTATATTTTCTTCCAGCTGTAAATCCAATGCCATAATTGAGCTTAACAATGCCACTGCCTATAAAAGTCCACGATATAAAAGGAGTGGACGTAAGTCTCTCGGATGAATTGGTCATGTTTTGAACATTCCCAATGTGAATCATGGAGACTGAAGACAGTGTTGTTCCAATATTTGTTGGAACGTTGGGTGTGCCATCTGTTTTAAAAGTAACATCAACAGTTACTTTGTTTCTTGCCAGATTGGAAAAGTCTAAGTTCCCGTTTATAAGCTGATAAACCTCGTCAGCGAACTCGTTATAAGAGCCAGCTATTTTCTCAGCAGCATCTCTGTCTTCTTTTGCAAAGTCTTCTGGTATAATTCTTCTAATGTCGGAGAGCTTAGCCATTATCTGTACCCTCGTGGAGAAACTTCTCTAGGTTCCAGAGATACTCCTAACAGTCTCCACTTCTCTCTTGCATTACTGTGCATGAACTGGATATGAATATATCGGCAACGAGTCTTCTCTCTTGGCACAAAAACTCTAACAGGTACTTCATTACCTCCACCTCCCCAGACTGCACTACCCCAGTCAAAGCCAGCCCAGTTTCCCGGTCCTTTCTCTGTGAAGCTTATGCTGGAGAAGTCATAAGACCTGTCTGTTGAGTAACCAACAGTTCCTCCCCAGAAGTTTGTCTGGTCAAATATAAACGTACCTTCCGATATTTGCTTAGTAGTTTCAGGCTTTCCAAAATGCTGAGGAACATACTGAACTTTACTCTTAATGGCTTTAAACACTTGCACGTTTCCAACTAGAAAGTTAGTGCTGAATTTTACCGTGACTTGATTTGCAGGAATATTAACGTCCAAGATTAGAGTTTCGTAAACTAGCAAATCATCGGCTGTTTTATAGTCCTTAGCTCCAGTTATTGACAGTGGATCGTTTAAAACTGACACTATGGAGTTGAAGTCAGTTTGTAGTTGAACTGCAGTGTTTCCTCCAGATAAAGGGGATAGCGTAATTCCATCAGAGGTGAGTTTATTCCACAAGGCAAGTATTGAAACTTCCATGTTATCGCCAATAACCATTTCAAGCTCACTCAAATAGGTTCCAGACAAAGCAACTTCTCTGTCTAACTTTTTTAACATTCTGTTGAACTTGTTAATGTCTACATACTGTTCTTGAACTAACACATCCCCTGCCTCAATTTCAATAGCTGAGGAAATATCATAAGTTGTACCATTCACGAATTCAGTCGGTAGCTGGAGCGTAAAGTCGCGATCAGCGTAGTCCTGTCGTTCAAGATTTTTTCTTTCCCTTAGTACATAATATCTGCCAGAAGCATCTCCTAAATAAATCTTATCGTCTTCGAGATTTACTAGACCACAATTAGCCGGTTTTGTCCATCTAGTCCACGCTCGAGTAAACGTGTTATATCTAAACGCCTGTGTTGCAACAGTGTCCGATGGCTTAGAAGGTAGCCAGATGATGTAGCAACGATCCGACTCTGATGCCACTCCCCAGCTGGTAAGCTTGTAGTCATATTTAGAGTTTGCAATTTCTTGAATTTTGTTCTCGATATTTCTAGATAATACTCCAACTCCAGTTTCAGAGACTGTGACTACTCCTTGAGTTGTTAAGACATATATAAGATTGTTAAGGTTAACAGCCGTGTCTGGAGCCAGTGTTAAAGCCGAGCTATCTACAAGCCTTACTGAAAAATCCGGAGCAGATGGACCTGATATTAAGTAAACACCTTCTTCTTTTAGAACAATTAAAGAGTCTCTCAGAGCCAATATTCTCTGAATGGCTTTATCTTTAGGTCCAATGTCTATGTAATTAACCAAAGGCACAGCTTCAGGCTGGTAAGGTTTAGAGAAATAAACCCTGTTCTGATTTGCAGAGTTATCAGAAGCTACTGTTGTTTCAAACACTAGTCCACTAATAGCAGATTGGTTTATTGTTACAGTAATTGAAGCGAGTGTAAATTCTGTAGCACTTGGAGTAGTAGCTACTGTATACACTCCTGAAAACTCCACTGAAGTACCGTTTGGATTGTCGTTAATGTAAACTTTATCTCCGGTAGAGAAGTTATGAGCGGAGCTGGTAGTGAACAAGTTTCCTACTATTTGAATATCAGTTATAGTAGCAGAGAGTGGTAATGAAGGGTTCCATTTATCTGAAATAGTAGAGTCGTTAACTGCCACATAAAACGCAGTGTCTGACAAGCTTCTTGCCTCTAAGAGAAGAATACCGGGAAGGTCTGTTGGACCTGATAAGTAAAATGCATTTACCGAACTATTAGGGTCTTTGTTTATGACTCTCTCAAGAGAGCGAGCTGTGTCCTCAACAGATTGACCAACAGAGGATAATCCTGACAATAACACATAGCCTAAGCCAGCGTCTTCTCCAGCTCCTTGAGTGTTTACACTAATAGTCCAGCTAGAAGCAGGGGTGGATTCTGATGGGTCAGTAGATGCTCCGTTGTCTGTGTTGAAAACTCTTACCAACCCAGAGCCTTGATCTTCTGGACTGAAATCAGATATGTCAAAAAAAGCATCAACAAAAGCGTCTGCAGAGCCTTGAAGCGTATCAGGGTATGTTTCCAGAGCTACTCTAAGAGATATAGTGTCTGCTACCACAGGTTCGATAGGGAGGTGGGTCAGTGTACCATTTCCCACCACATCAGTCAAATCTATAGCTAGCCCTCCAACCATAGAAGATAGTTGAAATGTGTTAGCGGTTCTGTTTATAACATAGTAAGTATTACCAGAGGTTAATCCCGTAGGTAAAACACCTCCTGCTATAACAGAGTCCCCGTCAGCGAAACCATGATTAACAACGGTGATGGTTTCTGTTGCATCATCAACATCTGTTGTTGAGTTAAACGTATGGTAAATCTCACCTTTATCAAACCATATTTTATACTTAATCCTATCTTGAGCTGAGTTAATGATAGCATAGCTATTTCCAACCGTTTCAGATTTGGGCTTAACTGTAAAATCCAAAACCTCAGCAATGCCTCTAAATGTGTACGTTCTTACTCCGTTTGAATTACCTATATGTATTTTGGAGCTTCCTGAAATAAAGTCAGACACTGACAATAGGTTTATCTGGTTTCTGTGTCTTTCTTTCGTGTTTGCATAGAAAACAGAGCCTTTAAACAAGGCAATATCTTTAGCAATAGGAGGTGCTTCATTCGCTTGTAATATACCTTCTCCTGTAACAGGATTTGTATATAAGTAAGCTCCGCCTTCCCTGAAAGTATCTGGAGTGATGTCATCAACCACTACAGACCCTGCAGTAATTTCAGCTTGAGTAACGCCTGACTCGTAAACTTTTTGACACTCATCGCCCGGATCAAGATCGGACAATGTAACGCCAGTTGTTACTGTTGTGACTGCCGTTCTATAAACCTCATAGAAATATAAGTCAGAATCAACACCGTAAGGCACTGTGAAGGTCAACTGCACATTAGCAGGAGTACCCACCGCAGTCTGTCCGTTATATATTGTAGATACTATTACGTCAGCAGGGTCTAAAGTACCGTTTGACGCGTCTAAAACATCCCCACCATCTACGTTGCTGACAGTTACTTCATTCGTACTGATCTCAACGCTAATATCTGATATAGTTGATAAAACTGCTGCAATTTGAGCAGCTACATCGTTGTCGAGGGTTAAGTTTTTAATGTCAACCTTATAGAGAGAGCGATTAAGAAGTTCAGCAGCAACAGGAGCTGTAGCAGAACCTGTTTTATCAAACCACAAAGCAAACTTGTTTGAAGGAGTGTCAAAAGTAAAATAGTCAGAGTCTGAAATACCAGCATGATTCAATACTGTAACAGTAAATCTCTCACCAATATTTACATCACTAGAGCTGTTTGTAATAACTAATCTAGAGCTTGGGACACCACGTATTACGTTATTATTAGCATCTTTTATTCCCCAAGCAATCCTGTAGCCAACTTTTGACTGAGCCGGAAGCCACCCAGATGCCTCTGGTTTTATTTTACCTTCTAATCCTACAGCCTTAACTCCACCAGCGTTTGTGATATATCCCGCGTTAGATGTGAAATCAGATGCTGAAAGAGCAGAGATTTTTTTAATCCCTTCTGTTGTTGTGAAATATAGGTTTCCGTTAGACTCTAGATATTTAATACGAAGCTTAGTGGCTAATTCCATATAACTTCCATTAAACTCTACAAATGATCCTGAACCAGTAGAGTCAAACGCAAGCTTATCGGCATAATGCCTTAATATCCTACCTTTATAAACTAATAATTGTTTAATCTGCTCATCGTCAGGAGTAGCATCTCCAAACTCAGCAAAACCTCGACGTTGTTCTATAGTGTTGTCGTAGTCAATAACAACATTATCAGCTATTTCAAGTGCTCCGTCAGGTCTAGCTAACTCGTTTGGACTTGTAATTAATCCACGGCTTGCGGTTAGGCTAGGCATTTATTACCACCTTCTATTTCGTCTTGCGTATTGATTTAACGTGCTTACTAATGTAGAACTTTTTGATTTAATTTTTACCTGAGCACCTTCAACTCTATTGTCTAAAAAAGTCATAGCGTTATCTTCCATTTGCTTTAACTTTCTCTCTGCTGACTGCTTGTTTTGCTCATCACCCATTGCCTCTAAACAGGCTATAGCAACTCTTTGTGCCAGTATAGGGTGGAGTTCTGTTGGAATATTAGGAACTATTGTTTCCTCGGCAGCTGTTATAAAAAATCCACTAACAAGCTGATTGGTTTCTGAGGCTGGAAAACTTATACTAAGTGTTGTTTGATCTAAGCTATTTGCTTGAAGATCATAGTGTACGATCTTATTTGGAGAAATATTTTGCACAACATCATAGTATTGAGTGTCTGCAAAGTTATCAGGTACAGTGTCTAGAGAAATTTGTACTACTTGTAACTGTTTAGACCAACCCCCAACAGTACCTAACACCGTAGTAGTTACTGGCACTGAGAAAGTATTAGCGTCTATTATAGTTACTGGATAAATGCCATCAACGCTAGGAGTGGAATCACTTCCAGATATTAAAACTGTGTCTCCATTGAGTAAACCGTGACCACTAGTTGTAATAACAGCAGAAGTTGCTGCAGAAATCAAATAGATTGTGCCCGATTTAGGGTTTATATTATCCTGTTCAAATGTAGTATTTATAGTCTCAGCTATAGCTCCCCTATTTTCAGAGACTAATTTATTCGGTCGCATGTAGAAATAAACACGCAGCTTAAAGTTCTGATTAACTTCAAAATTTGTTAAACAGATATTATTATTTTCTAAATAAAAGCCACGGTTGTTTATATAAGAGGTAGTGCTAGAAAACTCAGCAATTTCTCCTAATGAATAACGAGCCATTTCAAAAAGGTTTCCATTCTCATCAACTAGGAAAATATCTCGAAGCTTATTACCATGCGCTCTAGCCGGAATAGGATATTTCAAAACGTCAATACTTAATGGAATTTCTTCAAAATAAATTAAATGCTCTTCGTGCATTTTTTGAATAAGAGGTACTAAACCAAGGTTTATTTCCTCGGTAGCCATCTCTAAGAAGTCAGTATCTACAAAGGTTTCCTGACTTTTAGGAATGAACGCACGACGACGAATGGTGTTTATCAAAGCACCTGATTTAAGTATTGAAGACATCTAAGACCTCTTACGCTTCAAAGCGTTTTTTAAGCATCTCGTACAAAGCCATAGCCTCTTCTTCAGACATTTCACTCATCTCTTCTTCGGCTTCCATTTTTGGAGACTCAGCCATTTCTGACTCTTCATCCTCCATTTCTTCCCCATTCTGCTCAGACTTAAGCTTCATGAGTTTCTCAGCCATAGAAAGACCTTTCTTAAGACCTTCTGGAGAGTCTGAAGCAACTGTAACCTTTTTAAGACCTTTTTTCTTGCTTAAGACATCTTTAAGAGGTTCGTTAGCGTCGTTCGACATTTCTTTAGAAAGCTCTTTTAACATGGCTTTCTTAGCCCCACACATTCCTTCCATTTTATAGCTCCTTTGCTATATATTAAGGTTGTTTATTAACCAATGCTAATTCAATATCTTTTGGCGTTAAAAGGTTGTCTTCTTTATCAAATAAATAACCTTCTAATTTCAATATCTTACCTAATACTTCAGAACAGTTCATCCCTTTTGATACAGGGTTTTTACTCAGGTTAAACAAGTCGGCAATAAATATGCCAATATTTTGTAAAAAACCATACTCATTCCCAGAGTTATCAATACAAAATTGCATTAATTCTACGTAATTACAGTTAGTTATACTTATGGTAAAAGATTTAACTTCTTGAGCATGTAATTCCCATTGCTTAGTTCCTATAAATCTAATACCCGAACCAACAGCCTCATAAATTAGACCTCGGTTAGTAGACTCAGAATAAAACTCTAAATAAACATGAGAGTATTCTGTTTTTTGATACAGTCGTATTAACCAACTACCGATAGGCAATAATCTATTCTTAGGCTTACTAAATCCTATTGTAATTGTCTTCATATTAATTAAATAAATTGGCTTGGAGTTTTAATATCCAGCCGGTTTTTATAGCTTGTGTTAAAAGTGGGTTTGTAGCTGAGCTTAATTTTGATTGAGCTAATTCAAAGCTAAGAGTGTTAATATCATCCAACACCAGCTTCAACTCTGCATCCTGAGTTAATCCCACTAAATCTACCACTGACCACACTCCAGCTCTAACTCTTTCCATATTCTCTGCAGCCATTTCTGCAATAATCTGATCCTTAACTGAAGCTCTTTTAAGGTACTTCTGAAAATCAACCTCTTTCTGACTAAGAATGGAGCTGTTCGGAACTCCGTTGAATATATTCCTGAGATAAGTTTTAGTGTCTTCAGACATTGAAGCTATTAAAACTTCTAATTCTTCTATCGTAGTTACTTCTGTTCCATTAATAAACATAAATACCTCTTATAATAATTCTAAAACTAAAGATGAATCAGCCAATAGCGTTGATGCTGTACCGTTTAATTCTGAACGGAGTTGTATCACCAATGTACCTGCTGACGTAATTCTAATTACTCCATCCCCTGTTATAGCGAAATCTGTATTAGCAGCGTTAGCTGATGTCGAAGTTACGTTAGTATTAGCAGCAGTCTGATCGTACTGATATTTCTGAGAAACGCCGTTAGCACCTTGAGCGATTGCCCAACTTACCGCAACAGTAGATACTACCGCAGTTCCGTTTGAGATTCTAACACCAGTACCGTTAGTAGTACTAGCAGATTGCGCTCTGCCTCTGAATGAAACTCGATACAATCCCGTCGGCAAAGAGGCTGTTGTTAACTCCGCTACAGTAGTGTAAGTAGCGTTAGAGTTGACATTTGGAGAAGTTGTAAAATACGAGTACCTTGTAATTGAGCCAGTATTGCTACCAAAAGTTACCCTACCTTTGGAATCAACTGTAACTAAGGAGTATGTTCCGGCTACAACTCCAGAGTTTGCTAAAGTAGCGGCGGCTGAACCCGGACCTGCTGCAGTTACATCCCCAGTTAATGCCGTAATATAGTCGCCAGTTGGCTGTTTTCCATCCAATTGAGCTTGTATATCACTTGTGACATTGGAAAGGTATCCGAACTCTGTGTTTGTTACAGTTCCTCCGTCAATCTTAGCAGCATCTATTCCAGAAGCAAGCTTAGAGTCTGTTATTGAGCCATCGTTAACCGCTGCAGAAAATTGGTTAAGTACATCATTGTAACTTAAGTTAATAGTAGCTGTGTTGCTTAAAGCTGCACCTACTGCGTCTTGAGCCTTTTCATCAGTGTAAGCTGTAGCGCCTGCCTCTATTCCATCCAGTTTTGTTTTATCCAGAGATGACATGAAGCCGTTATCGGAACCAGTTGCAACAGCGTGATGAGCTGGGTCAGTTTGAACTCCGTGATTGTGAATATGGTCTTGACGAGCAAAAGCGTTAGCAATTCCTTCCGAATTAGTAGTTCCAATTGAAGAAGGAGTTCCAGTTGTCAAAGGATCAGCACCATTTGGCAAATGTCTAGAAGCGTGAGCTGAAACATCAACTCCGTCAACAAGTCCAACGTTTGTTATTTGATTTCCACCAACATCAATGTTCCCAGTAAAAGCTCTAGCTCCACTAGCTAAAATGTATTGAGTATGATCATCATCTGCTAGACCTGTTAAATCGCCATGATCTGTTACTCCTCCACCTCCTCCAGATACGGAAGATGCTGAAAACCCTACTCTAGGTCTTTCGTCTAAAATCATGCTAAATGTTGAAGAATCCGGTCCTGTCACAATAGAACAAACTTTAGCAAAGCTTGAGTAAGTTCCCATGAATTCTGGGATAACAGGCAAAGCTCCAGTCTCTGCCAACGAAGCAGAGTCAAAAAGCTCTTGTCCATAAACTAGTATATATTTTTCAGAAGGACCGCCCATAACTAGAACTAAATGCTTTACAAACTTCCCAGTTGGTATAGACGCTAAAGTTCCAGAATCGTCGTCATAAAGAGTGTTAGACACCGTTGATTGGTTAGCAGTTCTAACCCACTGTCCCGGTGTTGCAGATTGATAATAGGTATCAAAACTAACAGGAGTAGCACCAGTTGGAGAGAATATATGCTCTCCAAAATAATACTTACCTGAGCTTACGTTTAATTGCCTTGTACCAGCCTCTGTTACTAAAGAGCCTGTAGTATAAACTGGACCAATAGCATCTCTAAGTGCTTTACTTAGAGTATTACCCATATGGTGAGAGCGTAACTCAGTTTGTTCGATATATATAATAGAGGAAGCGTCTGTTGTAACTCTTCCTAATAAAATACACTCTTCAGTGTCAGGCTCGGCAACGTTACTTGTTAAAACGTAGTTCTCGTTGAAATATACAAAAACAGTGCTAGAGGCAGGAAGAGTTAGGCTTGTAGAATTCCAATCTCTTCTGGTTGCAATATCAAGAGGAGGAGTTCCGTTCATTTGGTAGCCGTAACCTGAAGCAATATTCAAGCTAAGTCCGGCTCCAGCGGAAAGCTGTCCTCCATCAATAACACCCATCGCAGGAGTGTTCATTAAAAGCTGAGAAATGTCTGAAGTTTTAGAATAGTCTGTTTGAGCGTAATAAATAGGTCCAGCGGTAGTAAAAGCAGGAGAGGTTACTCCTAAGATTTGGAATGAAACTTCCGCCCCGTCAACAACAGTCAGCTTAGATCGGTCAGCGGTAATGCTTAAACTACCTGTTACTCCCGGTCGTAATATTTCAAGGTCTGAAGTACACTCTTTAAAAGATAAGCCTGATGATACAAGGTTAGAAATAGCTCCATTGTTTGGAATTATTAACCCTTTATCGTAGCCTGATATAACTGAAGCAGAAATATCAGCGTCTACTCCGTTCTGAAGTTTAATACCAGTGTTACTTCCGTTCCCGATTAACATAGCGGCGTGTAGCATTACCTCGGAGCCTACTCCAGAAACTTCTAAGTCAATACTGGTTGTAACTGATGACGTACTTGTTAAGTGAACAATATCAGCACAAGCACAATCTCCTCCGTTATTAAGAACGTAAATACCTCTGGAAAAAGTACCTTCTATATTAATAAAGTCAATAAATAAGTGCGTGTCTTTAGCTGGATCGGTTGCTGTTACAAAAACACCACCGTCACAATCGTCTAAGTGTATATTAGATATTCTGGAATGTGAGTGATGCGCTCCGGTTTCTCCCTTATCAGCATAAACCACTGCATAAAATCCAGCGGAGACATCTTTAATTGTTAAATCTGATATTTTGTTATATTTATCAAGATTAAAAACACTGTGATTTCCATTAGGGGTTACAACTGTAACATTATGTCCGGTTCCTTTTATATCAATATATGGCTTTGAGATAATCTCATCCTCAGAGAATATCCCCGGACCGACAGTTATCGTGTATGGCTTCGCACTAGAGCTGTCTGTAATAGAATCAATTGCAGCTTTAATACTAGAGAAATCTCCACCTTTCTTAGCAACAGTTACAACTGCATCGTCTTTGTTAGCAATAAAAAAGTTTGTAGAATTTATAGATCGCTTTAAATACTCAGAATAACCTAAGAAATACCCTGTTGCAGTTAGATGTTGAACACTAAAATCAGTTATATTGTTTGTAAAAATAGGATTTCTTAATTCTAGATTAGGTGCTGATCCAGTATTTTCAACGATAATTGCATTATCCCAACCTACAATGTTAGTATTGGAAATCCTGACACTACCACCATCAAATAGGCGCAACCCATCTCCGGTATTTGGAGCGGCAATATTTTCAATACTACCAGACTGCATAATATACTCAGACATTCCACTAACTGTAATTGCTACATCAGCAGGAGAACTAGAGTAGTTACCTATGTAAAGATTTTCATTTTGACTATAGGCAAGTGCGCCATTTCCGTTTACAACAATTGATGTAGTACATTCCTCAATATCACAATACTCTGTATATAAGTAGGTATCTGTTGTAGACGCTGTTACTGAAATACCGTTGCTACAATTTTGAATATGTACTTTATGAACAATAGAATAATTATCAGCATTTACGCAATTGATTGCAGAATACCCAACTGGAGCATCATGTATGGAGAAGAAAGAAAGATAATTATAAGGATGTTCTAAGTTAATAACGTGATGATTTCCAGCAGGTTGTATAACTACAGCTTTTTCATCAACACCTACAATAGAAATGTATGTCGGAAGATTGATTTGATTCTCAACATAAGTTCCGGCTTGTAATAGAATGATATAACGATTGCTAGAAGAAGGAGTATCGCAAGAAGATATTGCCTCAGTAATAGACGAATAAGGAGCACCAATTGGCGCAACTCTCTTAATATTCTTACTGTCTCCTAAGTTAATCCATTCAGACCCTGCTTTTGAATATATAATACCAGAGTCAGTGTGGATAGCCAAGGAGCCAGATGGAGCCTCCAACCCGCCTTGCGACGGGTCAGAGTCCACTTCTATTAATTGGATTTCTTCTAGAGTAATACTACCTTTTCTAGCCATTTTAGTAACCTTTTGTTATTATCTCATTCTTTGAAGAACACACTTCCAACTTAATGTAACGGCACTTACTCCAGTTACTTGAACCTGAACATCAGAACCACTTACAACAAATGTACAGTTTGCAGTATTTAAACCTGCGCCCTCATCTGTGTAGTCGGATTGAACTGTTCCTAAAGTCACTGTTCCGCCATTGTTTCTAACTCTAACTGTTCTTTCATAAGCAACAGATTGGTTGTTAGCGGCGTTAAAACCAGTCACCAAAGCTTTTAACATTTCAACAGAATTAGAAGCCGGAGTAATTGTAGCCAAAGCTGCAGTTACCGCTCCAACTGTAGAAGCTGAAGAGTTTTTGATGTTGAAACGAACACTAGACTCGACAAGATCAAGCACTGACTCAGGAGAAGCTGTACCGACACCAAGTCTAGTATTAGCTTCGTCTAAAGCAGAGTTAGCACCAAGAAGGATTTTACCCTTAGTAGCGTTTGCTGTTGAGTTTAGAGTAAGGTTTTCAGCGGAAGCTGTTCCACCTTTAAGAATTTGTCCGCCAGCTCTACCTTCAAGGAGTGCGTATTGAGTATGATCATCATCAGCTAATCCAGAAATAGACCCATGATCAATACCAGCTTGAATAACGTCTGCTGAAATAGCATCACCAGCATCATTGTATGACAAGTTAACAGTAGCTGTATTAGTCAATGCTCCACCAACTGCGTCTTGAGCTGCTTCAGCAAAATCCGTAATAGCAGAAGAACTTATAGAAATAGCAGTAGGAGTTACAGCAGAAACGCGACCTTGAGTGTCGGTAGTGATAACTGGAACTGAACTTGCTGAACCGTAAGTACCCGCTGTTCCAACGTTAGGCATAGAGATAGTTCTAGTGGCAGTAATATCTCCGCCTCCAGTTAAACCTGTGCCAGCTTGAATTTCAACAGTAGAGTGATCAATATGCTCGTTTGCTACAAAATTTTGCAACTGATCATGATCAACACCGGCTGGCAATACAACCGCGCTAATTTGATTAAGAGAATCATCATAGCTTAAGTCAATAGATGCTGTATCTAGTAAGGCTGCGCCGATTGCATCTTGTGCTCTTTCATCTGTAAAATACAGGTTAGAGCCTTCAGCTAAGTCAGACGTAGTTTTAGTGGCAAGTCTTGCATCAAAAGTAGAATCAAAGTCAGCAGAAGCAAATTTTTCAGAATCTAATTCGTTAATAGCAGCTTGAACCGTAGTAGCGGCAATGTTTCCAGCAGGGACATTTGTAACTTGAGAAGCAGTATAATCTCCAGACTGAGCTGTTACAATTCCTACTCTTCCGAACACAGAATTCACGGCATCAGTTCCGTCTGATTTTTCCCAAACTGAACCACTGTAAATTACATAATCACCAACTGAAAAACTAATAGAGCCTGAGCCTAAATCTTGAGTTCCGGCTACAGATACTCTATAAACCATACCTGCATCACCAGAGCCATCAACCAAAGCTGGGGAGTTTAGTGAAGCATCCCACATACCTTCATAAGTCATTACTGCGTTAGGCAATTGAGAAACTGGAACCTTCCCTCCGCCATCAAGAGTTGCTACACCGTTAGCAGCGCCTTTTTGCGAAAGTGGGATGAAAGTAGCGTCTACGTAAGTTTGAGTTGCATAGTCGGCTTCAATAGTGTCTAATCTGCTATCTAATCCGTCTAATTGACCTTGAATCCCTGAAGTAACTCCGTTAAGAGATTGAAACTCTGCATTAGAAACCGAACCATCTGCAATTTTTGAAGCGTCAATAGCTGCAGTTGGGGAGATTAGAGAGTTATCAATACTTTCGGCTACAATGGAAGGAGTTAATTCATTTGATACATCATTATAAGAAAATTCAATTGTAGAACTATTCTGCAATAAAGCAGCAACAGCATCTTGAATCTGCTCAGTGGTAGCTGTAGCAGTTTCCCAGTCTGTGTCCCCAGAGTTTGCCTTTTGGTAAATACCAGAAGACCCTGAAACCATTGCCAATGATCCAACAGGAGCTACAAACCCCAATCCAGAATCTGGTGCCGAGTCTAGTACTGCGATCTTTAAATCGCCTACCGTAATTTGATCTAATAAAACAGCCATGAAATCCTCCTTTAGCTATTCTTATTTATGGAAATGTTTAAATTCCATCTGAAATTATTATTGTTTAATCCGCCAACTCTGAAATATAAATCAGTACCTACTATAATGTATTCTACTTTTATGTTAACATTATCTCTAGAAGTGTAGTCAGATTGTAAGTCATGAATTGTAACTGTACCTGCTATAGATTTAATTCTCATTGATCTTTTAAAAGAAGCTCCATCACCCGGATTACCACTAATTCCACCTGTTCTAAAGCAAGTAGTTGCTACTTCTATAAACATAGTACCATCCGTAGAGCAGTCTAAAATAAAAGCAGTAGCCAGTGAATTATTAGCTGTGTTAAGCGTAGCATCAAAATATGAAAATTTGTCATTCCCTATTTTAGTAGGACTTATTTGATAAATATGGAAATCATTTATAGATTCTTGAACTATATCTGCTTTTAATTCATTTAATCCGTCATCATAAGTAAGATCAATAGTTGAGGTATCCGTTACTATTGCACCAATTGCATCTTGAATTTGCTCATCACTAACAGGACTGTCATAATCTACAATAGTACCGTTATCTAATATGCGCTTTAAGTGATTATCCGCTTGATCAACGTAAAGTCTGGACTTATCTACTGAAGGAGCTGATGGCTGTGGAGTTTTTCTTAACCGTATTGTAGACATTTATTCCTCCACGATCAAAGAACCGTCGAGGATAAGTTCACCCTCTACGTCAAACTCCTCAACAACAATCATTTGCATGTTAGCAGGAATTTGAAGTCTTTTCCCAGTTGGAACACTCTCGTATGAGAAATTGTTGTCTGTAACAATATCTAAAGTGCTTTCAATAGGATTTATGACAATTCTTTTCTTAGGTTTAACGGGTTTTGCCATTTTATACGTCCGTTACGATTGCTGAGAGTAAGTCACCATCAGTATCGTAGGTTATTGTTAAAAGCTGTACCGGAGTTCCGTTATACAATGACTGAACCTCTAAAGGGTTTCCGTCATCATCTTTTGATAAAACCTCTAATCCAGTTAAAGGTTTGCTAAATAATTTATTTTTAGAAACAGTATCTAGACCCACTACATTATTATCGACAGAAGGAGTAACTGTTACAGTAGAAATTGGTCCTATGTTTATTATAGGATTCTTTACAAACTTACCGCTATAAATATCAAACTGATAGCCTTTAAGTAACTCTCCGTTATAATAAGGGTCATTACCTTGGTATTCAATCTCAATGTCTTGAACTAAATCCTGCTTTCCGTCAATCTGAGTCATTGGAAAACCAGTAGTACCTGAGTCTGATGCGGAACACTCACCCATTTGACTGGTAATAATCTCTATCTTAGTATAAGATTCATTAGGAAAAGCATAGAAATAGTTTGAATAAAGACCATCCAAGGTCATTTTTATAGCCATGCAAACTAAAGCAGCATCATCTCCTGTTTGAACTGGTATTTCAATATAAGCGTGTGTGTTTGGTACGCTAGGTTGAGCACTAGCTCCATCTAGGTTAAACCACACAGTGTGTAAGTGATTATCAGGGGCTGTGTATATTTTAAAATACTTTCCATCTAGGCTATCAGCCATTCCTAACGTAAACGTAGTTCTTCTAGCCTCCACTCCATGATAGTACTTGACTCTTGTTGGATTTAAGCCACTATAAGTAACTCTGAAATGACTGTAGTATTTATCAACTACAGAAGAGGCATCAGAAACTCTAAGGCTTTTTCCATATAAATCAGACACATCACGCAAAACATGATCTGAGGTTGTCCCCGGATTGTTTACGTAAGGAGTAGGCTTTTTTATCATAATAGAACCCAGTCTACATTAAAATCAGCACTACCAGTTAATATAACAACCTTAACTCTTACAAAAGCTGCGGCAGACTGTATATCGTAAAACACGCAGTCAGTAATATCTTCTTCAGAATCTGGCATGTCAATCCAATTTGTCAAATCATTAGAAACTTGAATTGTCGTAGAGCCTGTAAAGCCTGAAGGATTGTTTAGATTTACCTGACATGATAGGTTAAAATAACCTTCCATATTAACAACATCAGTGTTAAAACTAGTAGCTTTTGCTGTATAAGTTTGTTCAACTTTATAAACTTGCTTACTCATGTTTGAAAAGAAGGGAAGTTTTCACTTCCCCTCCCCTTTATTTTTTAATTAAATACTAGTTGTAATAGCTCTGAACTTAATTGCGCCTGACACAAAACCAGAGTAGTTTGCGCTTGTGTATTGAACTTGTCCAGCAGCAGTAATGCTTAGAACAATTCCAGACTCATCGCCAACTGCGCTTTGAGCCATCTCAAACGAACCTGCTTTGTTAATACCAATAAGTTCAAAACTCTCAAATAAATCAAGAGTTGCATCAATTTCAACACTTAGTAAGACTTTAAAACTTCTAACTGCAGAGTTAGAGAAAGCTAATCCTGTAATGCTTGCAGGTGAAGCTTGGTTGTTAGTAATTGAAAAACTTGTCTCAGCAATATCACCAGCTGAGCCATCAACCATAGCTTCAACTTCAGTCTCAAGTGCTTGTAACGCAGCTTTGATAGTAGAAGCATCTGGAATGATTGTACCAGTAAATGTTCCTAAGTCAGAGGAGTTAGCTGCAACACCAGAAAGAGTGATTAAATCAGCAACATCTGGTTCAAGAGCGTCAACATCTGCCTGAGCTGCTGCGGCATCTGCTAATGCCTGAGTTGCGTCTGCTTGGGCAGCTTGAGCTGCATCCATAGCCTCATCTAAAGCACCTTCTACGTTTGCAGAAGTAAACTGAGAAGAAACATCAGCTATAGAAATTGCTGTAGCGGCGTGAGCACCTGTAGCTTGTGCAATGTGAGCATCAATATCAGCTTGAGCTGCAGCGGCATCAGCCAAGGCTTGCGTAGCGTCAGCTTGAGCGGCTTGAACATCACCATCTAACTCGTTAATAGCAGCTTGAACGTCTGTTGCTGCAATAGAACCAGCCGGAGTATTTGTAATCTGAGAAGCTGAGTAGTCGCCAGACTGAGCTGAAACGATACCAGTACGACCAAATACAGAAGCAACTGCATCAGTAGTGTCTGATTTTTCCCAGATAGAACCGTTATAGATTACATAGTCACCAACTTCAAATGAAATGGAACCAGAGCCAAGGTTTTGAGAGCCAGCAGTACCTACACGGTAAACCATACCAGCGTCGCCTGAACCGTCAGCTAAGCTTGGCGAGTTAGTAGAAGCATTCCATACGCCTTCATAAGTCATGATTGCAGAAGGAAGTTGAGACACGGGAACTTTACCAGAGCCATCTAAAGTAGCAACTCCAAGAGCTACACCTTTTTCAGAGCTTGGAATAGCAGCATCAGCAGTAGCTTGTGCAGCAGCTGCATCGGCAAGAGCTTGAGTAGCGTCTGCTTGAGCCGCAGCAGCGTCAGCAAGTGCTTGTGTAGCATCGGCTTGAGCGTCTGTAATTTGAGATTGAACGTTTGAAGTAACTCCCGATAAGTGCGCTAATTCAGCATCTGTGGTAACGCTTGATTTTAATTCGCCGTTTGCATCAATTGAAAGTGCGCGGTTAATACTTTCTGTAGGTAGAGCAACCCCACCTTGTAAACGAACTTTACTCTTAAACTTTTGGTCAGCCATATCTCTCTCCCTATGAAATTATTAATTTACCAGAAAATCTTAAGTCTGGTATGAATGATACTTGTATTGTTACATCTCCAGAGGCGTTCAAAATAACCTCTGTGTTTATTTTTTCTAAGTTAAACGAAACTATTTCATACACTTCAACAGTTGGAAAAAAACCCTTTAAATGAGTAGCTTGTGCAACTGTTATATATGCCAAGCTACCGTCAATAGTCCATTCTGTTGAAGAGAAGTTAAAAGAGAACGGTGTTGATGAGCCTCCACTAGAACCATTATCTCCAAACCCTACTTTTTTATAAATACTCATTCTTTAGTTTCTCCAGAAAGTTCTATGCCATCTTTTGAAATCTTGGCACTTCTGTTATAATAAAGTACCGCCGAAGTAACATGCCACGCTAAACTTTCCCAAAAGCTAATCTTACCGATTTGAAGCAAGGCTAGTATAATAAAAACACTGGAAATCCATAGCAAGGTTAAAGATACTGAGCCAACTCCATGATTTCTTATCATTGGTAGTGGTAGTCCTTTTTCATGCGCTGCATTTATTAGTTTTTGAAGCCAAGCTTTCATACACTATAAGGTTGCCGGGAAAGTAATTATTAGCGAATAATTCTAGCCCTTGCCGCAGCCCTTTCTGCCTTAATTTCAGCAGGAACTTCAACGCCAGTTTCCATGCTTCTAGTTACCATCCAGTCTGTATTTGCTAAATACTCTAAAGCTTCTTTATTTATAGCTTCTTGACTTAATTGAGCACTTATATCAGTAATTTCAACAACATAACCTGGAATATCAAAAGATTGAGTCTCAAACTGAGCAGGACTTATTTCTTTTCCCGACTCATCCACAACAGCTGGAAAAATCTCAACTTGTTGCATAATAGTTTGAGCTTTCTGACCAAACGTTCCCATTCCTTCGTGCTTATCAAGCCAAGCTTGAGCCTCTTCCATGGTTGGGAAAGAGGCTTGGTTAGTAACTTGTGCGTTTTTGATGATGGATATTTTAATCATAATTAGTTACCTGTTCCTGTAGATGTCTTAACAATTGAAAAAGCGTTAGCTGAAATACCTGTGGAGGCGGTAGTGGCGACGCTACTAGACCCGTAAATAGACACTGTTTGATTTTTCCTAAGATATACACTCTCACTAATGTGGACACCGTAAGTTGTAGATGCGCCGTTGCCCCTTACGAAACTAGTCTTGTAGTTCGCACCGTCTATATACATCCATATAAAGGTAGAAGCCGTGGTGCTTATTGTGACCGAAGTACCTGTCTGATAGCTTGCATTAATCTGATACCAACCAGTCTCTGGAACTGTGTAGACCCCAGAATTATAAGCTCCGTGAGTATCTGCTACTTTAGTCTCATACGTAATTAGCGTAGCAGAATTTCCAATAGCTTGACCTGAAGTGCTTGTATATCTAGCACCTACCGCATTAATATTCAAGCCAGTTAAAGCGGGGTTTTTGCTTGCGTTGATTACGAGATAGCCAGAGGTTTGGGTTGTAACATCGGAGTATCTAAAGGTTTTATTTGTTACTGCAGTCGAGTTTACACCAGCATCTAAAATTAAAATACCCGTACTTTCATTGTAATCTTTATAATCTAAACCATAAGCGATAGTACCAGTTGACAATTCTAAAGAATCAATTGTACCACTTGTTGTCTTTCCCGTACTTTTATATAGATTAAGACTTACGCCCTTTAACCCCTTACCAATCTGAATAGCAATCGCAGTAGGTTGAGCCGCTGTACTAGCAGCGTTATATGGTCTTGAATACAAAAGAATACCATTAGTATTCATATCACTAGTAGTTTGCGTAGGCGCTGTAGTAGTCTGCGTTCTAGTGTTTGTATTAATCGCATACGTAAATGTAATGTACGTACCTACTGGAGCATTAGCTAGAGTAGAAAGCGTGTATGAGCCAGAGCCTGCGTAAGTAAGCGGAGCTGTGTCGGTAGAGAATGTTTCAGGAGCTGTTAGAATGTTGGAGTTAGAAGATATAAGTCCTGCTACCGGAATTGTGGCAAATATAGAGGCAGACTGTCCAGAACTCATAAGGTCTGAGCCATTGCGTTTTCCTAAAGGTGAGTTTGAACTAGTGCCATGCCCTAGCGTTAAATACTGTACACTAGGTTCAATTAAAGTTGAAATACTTCCAAAATACGTAGAACTTGTGGAAGTGCGTCCCCCCCAACCTGCTATTTTTAACGAAGGTATTTTAATAGTGTTGGCGGAAGTATAGCTATTAGGTAAGCTAATCCTAGCTTCTGTTGCGGTTGAAGTACCAGAAGTCCACTTTCCTCTAATTTCAATACTATCTCCAACTCTTCTCCATTCAAATTCTACGGACGTAGCGGTTCCAAAACCTGTTAAAGTAGGAGTGTATGCTTCCCAATCTGAAATGTTAGCAATATCAGCGTAGATTGTAGTGTCTGAGCTTAGTTGAACCGAGTCAAATACAAATATCTTGGTTGAGTTTAATACCTTAACTTGGAAACCCACCCTAATGCTGGCACAAGTGGAAGGAATTACAATATTAGTTTTGAACATTGTAACGCTTGCAGCAGCTTGAATGTAAGCTGAGCTTGGAATTATAGCGGCGTTTGTAACATCGTAGAAAATTACTTCAATGTCGTCATTAGCTCCGTCATAAGTGTAAGGGAAGAATAGAGTAACTTCTTTGCCACGAAAGCGAGGATCAACGTCCTGCGCCGGAGAAGCTAAGTAGTCGTTTAAAGAACCTGCAGCTTGAGTGTATTTATAATCGGCATCGCCCTGAAGCGGGTTGGTAGTATTTTTTACAAACGTACCAGAGAGAGTTCCTCCGCCAAGAAACGTAGCGTTGTCCCCAGTAGCCCAGTCTGTAATTTCTTCCTCGGCTAAAAGTTGGAAAATTGTTTCCAAGGAGGCTGAACCTCCGCCAACAGAGACAAGAGCGTTGTCCACAACTTGGTACATTTTCTTTTCATCAGTTGCGAAAACTAATTGTCCGTTTGTTGCTGACGCTGCGTAAGTGAGTAAATTAGCTTTTGTATCTTGTTTTACGTCAAGCCTTGTCGGAGTTACAACAGATCCATTGGTTAAAGTTCCGCCAGAAGAACTTACTTTGGCGTTTAATTGTGTTTGAATTGCTGAAGTTACACCTGAAACGTAACCAATTTCTGTGGAGGTGGTAGACGATGCTGCAATTTTACCAGAGCCGTCTGAAACCACTGCTCTTGAAGCTGTTAAATCAGAACTTGTAATTGTTGTAGCCGCGCCAGTTATTGTTGGCTGTCTTGCGTCAACGTCAGTTTGAAGCTCGTTTAAAGCTCCTTGTACGTCAGTAGCAGCTAAGTTCCCTGCTGGGATATTTGAAATGGCAGAAGCGTCATGTGCGTCAGAAATGTCAGCAATGTGATTGTCAATGTCAGACTGAGCCGCAGCAGCGTCGGCAATAGCCTGAGTCGCATCTGCTTGAGCAGCTTGAGCTGCGTCCATAGATTCAGCCAAAGCACCTTCAACTTCAGTGCTTGTGAAATTACCGCCAGCGTCAACAATCGAAATAGTAGAAGCGTCGTGCGCGTCTACAGTATCTGAAAGGTGTGCTTGAATATCTCCATCAAGTTCCTCTAGCGCATCTTGCACATTCGTAGAAGCAATGGTTCCAGCTGGGACAACTACAATTTCAGAAGCATCGTTTTGAGAAGCCAAGCCAGCGTCAATATAAGCTTTAACTGCTTTTTGAGAAGCAACTTTAGTGTCAGAGTTAGCAGAAAGGGACGTATCAGTATCAATTGCTGTGCCAGTTAAGTCTCCATTTAAAACAGGAGATGTTAATGTCTTGTTAGTTAGAGTTTGCGCTTGGGAGTTAGTAACAATTTCTCTAGAAGCTGAGTCTAAAGTAGTCTTTATTTTTTTATCAGCAGAATCTACCTTAATTTCACCTTCAATTCCCTCTAAAGCGTCTGTATCTGGAGCTACAATTACACCCTTGCGAAAACGAGTTTTCTTTAATGACATGGCACTATCCTTTATGTGTTATTGATAACTTTGGCTTCAAATTTTATCTGTCCAACGTGAGTTGCACCCGGCAATGAATCAACTTTATATTGCATTTGACCTGATGGTAAAATTTGTAAATATATTTTAGCGTCACCTGTTGTACGAATAGAAATTCCCCAATTAGCTCCGTCATAGTAGCCTTCTATATAGCCTACTTCTGTAAGATTAGCCGATGGAGTTGTTGTAATTCTAGATACAAAATATCTACACTGAATTGCTTTTACTTCTGCAGTCGAGAATGAAAATCCCGGTATGTTAGTAAAGCTTGTAGCACTGTTTGAAATTGAAGCTGTTGTTAGAAGAATATCATTTGGTTTTTGAACGGTAGATAAAGCATCGGATACTGCCTCAGCCCAATCTGTAACCTCTGAGCCATAACCCGCATTCTCTCCTTCTAGAGGGAATTCAAAAACCTCACTACCGACGGTTAAATTTTTAGGCATATTAATCTCTCCTAGTATATAAGGTTGTTATTTCAACAAAAGAGTTAAAATAAAAAAGGGAGCCAGAATGGCTCCCCTTGGTAGGATAAATACCTGAAAATACTATTAAGATGGCTTAATGTACTTGATCATTGTCAATTTACCAATTGCTGCAGAAAACAACGCTTGGTCAGAGTAACAACGAAGTTCGTATCCGTTAGCAGATTCCATTTCTTTGAAGAATTTGCCCGGAAAGCCCGGTCTTTCAAAAGTAATGTCAGAAGAACCGATACGCTCAAGCTCGCTTGGAGGGAATACATAAGCATAACCTTCTTTACAGAATAAAGAAGCGTGGATTTCAATCTTACCATTCTGGCTGTAGAAAACTAGAGACTTAGCACCGTTTTCCATTTTATCAGAGCTGTAAGAGCTGTCGTATTGACGCTTAGCAGCTTGCTCAGCAAGAAGAGCAGACCAAACTTTAGGGTTAACTAGACATACTACGTCTTCTTCAGTAAGACCTTTTTCCATAGAAGCAGCGATAGACTCTTCTACTTTAGCGAAAGTAAGAACAGCACGACCAGAGTGAGCGTTTGTTCCCATTTCTAAAGTGTTACCTTTGAAAAGATCAAATTCAGAAGCATCTACGTTAAAGATTGTGCCAGTGTTTTCAATCATCTTATGAAGACCCGCGAATTCTTTGCTGTAAGAACCTTTGAAGTAGATAATATCAGCAGCTGAGTTCTCAGGATCAGAATCACTAGAAACACCAACTGGAACTAGGTCAACTTCTACAGTCTTATCTGTAAGATTTGGCTTAACAACGTTACAGTAACCGCGAAGAGTACCAGCAGAAGAGCGAATTTCTAGAGCAGCATTTTTAGAACCAGACCAGATACCAGCAGCCCACTCGTGAGCGTGGATAGCGATGATATTACCAGAAACTGACTCAACTTTAGCAATACCAACTTGACCGTACATCAATTGAATTTCCATACGGATTTGAGTTGATTTAAGCATGTTTTGAACAAGACGCTTAGTTTCTTGCTCGAAAGCACCTTTAGAAGAGATAGAACGAGAAGCTGCACCAACTGAGATAGCAGAAACTAGAACTAGCTCGTGACCTTTAACTTGAGCATCACGGTTTGGAGAAGCGATAGCAGCGTTAAGAAGGAATGCATCCCCAGCTGAACCGCCGTAAGTAAAGCCATGCTCTAAACCAAGAACGATTGGCTGGTGGTAAAGATTACCAAGAAGTTTTTCAGCAGCTGAGAATTCAGCCATCTTAAGCATTTTCATGCCTTCAGGTACTAGGTCTTTGATTTTTGAAGCATAAACTTCTTTAAAGTGACCGTCAAGTGTAGTAACGGTATTTGGTTGTGACATAAATTGATTTCCTTGTTTTTGTTTGTTTTGTTTATTTTTTTAGCCTTACATTCTTTGGCTAGCAGTTTGTCTAGAAGTCCTTCGATATTCCAGAGACATACAAGTTAGTAAATGCTCGTCTATAACATAAGGGTGCTAAGTCAAGTATTTTCCTAGCTTAGCACCTATAAAAATTAATAATTAGCCTAATTTCAAATACTTACTAGTATTTATTTTTTGCCTAGTGAGCGGAAAAAATCACGCTGTTTCATCTTTTGAGCCGGAGTTTGCTCTTGCTTTTGGATTGAAGCTGCTGTAGATTTAACAGCGGCAGCAGTCTTAGGAGCTTGATTCATTCCAGCCAGTCTCTTAGCGCGAAGTCTTTCAATGTTTCTTTGCCCGATAAGTTGCTCGAGAATATCCTCAGAAGAATCATCCATAAGCCTACTCATCTCATCTCTCCACTCCTTTTCAACCATTGGAAGAACGTCTTCAACTGTAGCGTCCTCATATCCTTGATCCATAGCCCAAAGAAGAGAGTCAGCAATACGCTTAACAATGTGACGAGATTTTGGAAGAGTTTTATGCGCGTCAAGAGCGGCTTCGATTTCATTTTCAATTTGAATAGCAGCTTGTTGCTTTAGTTTTTCAAAATTTTCAGCTTCACGCTCTTCTTTTAAACGCTTGGCTTCTTCGCGAGCTTCTTGAAGTTCTTTTTGAATTCTTTCACGCTCAAGCTGCTCTGGTGATTTTTTCATCTCTTCGATTCTAGATTGAATACGAAGTTCAGCCAACTCATCAGGGTCCATTCCAAGTTCTTGTAGAACTTCCCAAGGGTTTTGCTTAAGACGACCTACTTCCTTCTCGTATAATTTTTTAAGATTAGCTGCCTCTTGCATAGCTTGACGAGCTGCAGCAGAAAGTTGAAGTTCGTTTTTAAGAGCCGCTTCATCGGACAAATCAATCTTTTTAGAAATGGTTTTGCCATTGACTTTTAACTGGAATTCTTTGATTAAATTTTTTACTTCTTTTTCTGAAGCACCATTAGCAAGTGCAGTTTCTACTGCGTCTTGTAGCTGTTGTTGTTCACCTTGAGCTTCGCCAGATTGCTCGGCTTGATGCTCTTGAGGAGCGGCTTCCGCCGACTCTTGTGAAATCTCTGCTGATTCTGGTGCTGAACTTTCTTCTGACATAACATTCTCCTTGCCAATCATATAGGTATGGCATTTGTGACTGTCCCGTTATTGGGATAAGTCTTGTTTATTATATTAATAATTTTGTTTTTTCTTTAACTTCTCAATTTCTTCAGTAGCAGTATCTGCTGTATTTTTATCACCGATTAGTCTAGATTTTAATTTAGACCAGTCATAAGGCTTAGAGTTTTCCATTTCTTCGTCTTCAGAAACATCTCTTCCCATTTGCTGCCATAAATTTTTTTTATTTTCTTTTACCATTTACTCTCTCCTTAAGTTTTGCAAATCTTTTTTTACCTACATTTTCTTTTGTAAACTCCGCAGCTACTTCAGGTTCAATTCCAACTTTTTTAGCAAATTCTGGATTGTTTTCTGCCGCTTTCATAAACTTAAACTGCTTCCTACTTTTAGCTGGCACTTTATACTCCCGGTGTTGTCGGTTGAGGGACTGGGTTGCCTTGAGCATCAGTTACCGCTGGAGGTTGAGCAGGAGAAGGCAATGGACCTTGGTTTTCCTGAACAGACACTGACTGAGCTTGTGGATTTGCTTGAAGTGCTGCAATCTCTTCTTGACCTTGTTGATTAGGTTGAGCAGGAGCTGCATTCTCAGGAGCAGGAGGAGTACCTCCGACTGGACCAAGAGGCTGCTCACCTAGCATAGTAAGAATATTAGCCACATTAGGGTCAGAGAGGATATTAATGTGCTCTTGGATATGTGCAAGGGTTCGCTGAACCAGCTCTGCATCCATACGTAAGTCAGGATCAGCAAGCACAGCCTTATGCTCTCTAATATGCAATGAATGAGCATCAGTGAGTACAGCCACCACGGGAGTTGTACCATCCACGAGGCGTTCTCTTTCAGCTCTAACAAGCAAAAGCTCCTTGTTTTGTCCTTCGGTCATTGTTTCCAATTTGCCGGTGTTAATAACAGAAATATATTGCTCTGGGGTTGTAATAATACCCATTTGCATCATTTGAGAAGCCATTTCTACTCGACCAGCGGTAGTTTGAGCTAAAGCGTTACCAGCGTCAACAATAACGCGAGAAATAGAAGAAAGGTCGTCTGAAGTGAACTCTTTCATATAAGTAACGTTAGCTTTACCGGCAATTGCTGCAACTCTTGGAACTTTGGCGAATGTTTTAAGAAGTTCAATTGTATTTGTACCAACGTCTTCTATAAGTTGAATATACGATTGCTGCAAGCTTGAAATAAATTGCAACGCTTGGGACTGAATTAATGCTAAAGCATTTCCAGACTTAAGTTGAGATTCAGGATTACCACGAGCAACTGAGTTAACGCCTGAAATAGTTTCCATTGCTTGTTCAAGCTGTTTTACAAAGTTAAAGATTTCAGCCGGAGTGTTAGTTAAGTTTAAAGGAACTGGAGCATTAAAGCCGGGATTACCTTGAATAAAATTTAAACCATCAGCAATTTGCTCAACCTGAACATCAGAACCACGTTCGACATAAACGTTTTGAACTCCAAAAGTACTCTGGTTAGTCATAATAGTTGAGTACAAAGAATTAACCGCGTCTTGAATTGGAAGTAAATCAAACATAGCAGTATAGCTAAATGGAGTGCCTATTATATTTCTTGAAGCAATTCTAAAGATTGGAAGATTTTTATAGATAAGAACCGTATCTTCTAGCACAACTTCTTCGTCAAGGTACATAACGTAACGACCTTTAGGAAGAGACTCAGTGGGTCTGTGGTAGAACTCATAAACTGGAACATCAGTTGTCTCATCATAAGCAGTCATACTTATTCTTGAGGTGTTAATATCTGATTTTGTCTTTAATTTCTTGATTTTTTCTTCAAATTCAGGGTATTTTGCCGCCAAATCGAACTTATTTTTAAATGAACGAGCAAGCTGCCAATCGTGATTATTGTCTGATTTTGTTGGGTCAAAAACCACATCGAAAGGAGTTAAGACCTTGTAAATAATATCTCCAGAGTAAAGAGGTACACCTTCACGTAAAACAACAGGTTCTCCATCTTCATCAGTCTCGTAAATAGGCTGACCGTTTTCATCTACAGCTGGCAGTCCCATTTCGTCAGCAGCTTGAGCATACTCTGGCTCAACAAAATCGTAAATCTCTCCGGTTGTAGCGTTCCACTCCATTTTAATGTAACCAGAACCCATTACAATAGCATATTCTACAGCGGATTTTAAGTCTTGCTCAAGTCTTTTATCTCTCATGTAATATTCAAGAAGACCGTTGGCAAGATTTGTCTGAATTTGTGACTTTACATCAGTATTAACAGAACGTGCTTGAAAAGACGGACGAGTAGCTGTGACCATAGTTAAAATATGACTAGCTAAGTTACCGTAATGATTAATAGGAAGGTTTACAAGTTCGCCGGATTCTCCACCAAAGGAAATAGCGTGGCTATTTTCATAATAAAATCCATAATAAGCTTGCCAGCTTCTTTTGATTTTATCTAAATATTCTCCAGCTGTTAGGCTATTAAACCATACATCAGACTTATCTTTTAAATAGCAAACTAAGTCTTCTGAGTCTGAAGCGGCAAAGTAGGTATCTTGATTCTTGTAAGCCATTTTAATTCCTTGTGTTTCTAGGATATAAGGTTGCTATTTTTATCTAATCCTTACGCTTTCTGCCCCATGTCATTCCTTGCATCCATGATTTCACGGAGTTATCAACGTTCTCTTCTTTTTTTAGCTGGCTTTGGAATACGTGGGAGCCTGACATTTCTCCATAGCCGTGAGGATAAGGGTTTTTAGATTTAATCACATTTCGGTGAAGGTAGATAAGAGCAGCCAAGGCATCGGCGTGACCACCTTTGATTTGACCACTTGGAGAATCTTTAAGATGTTTAAAAGCACTTCTAGTCTTATTCCACTCTGCAAACTTCATGTGATAGATTAAATGGGTGCATTTTGGATTTATTATTATTTTATGCTGAGAAATTGCCACATCTAAGGAGTTAATAGCTGCCTCACGATTATCTTTTCTAGTAGGGATAAAAGTAAGACCATAATCTCGTTGTAAGTCAGTTAGCATAATTAAATGGGAATTATCAGCTACTCGCATATAAGGAGGAATTGGGGACATATCAATAGGATTTACCCAAAGCTCACTCTCCTTCTTTTTAACAGCTTCAGCAACAGTTTTTGTATTAACATCTCTACTAAAAATAAGCTCATCTTCTATTACAAGTGTTGCATTTAGATAATCATAATAACCAAATACTAAAGCAGAAAGATCGACAGCACCAATATCAAAACCGACATACGCATCATAAAAAGCAGGACGTTCATATTTATCCGTAATAATAATAGACTCAGCTTCATTAGTTAAAGAAGGTAAAATAGCTTGACTTGAATCTCTATCCAAGAGACAAAGGTACTCCCGTTTGAAGTCGGGATCATTAATACCTTGTGGATATTCAGAAATAATTTCATCAACTATAGCTTGACTAAAATTCGGATTATCATAAATGGTAAAAACTTTAATTCTATTCTCCATCTGATAAGGTAAAATATAGTCAGTAGCAAATTCATGATTCGGATTTCTGGGTGGAGTTGAAACTAGTATAACTCTACCTCCAGTTGTCTTTACTGTAGGTGATAAGATTGATCTAACTATATATTTAACGTCATCCGCGAAACCACACTCATCGAAAATGCAAAGATGTGCAAATCCACCTCTAATAGATTCTGCATTTCCATTTTCAGAACCAGCGAATTGAATTTCACTATTATTATGTGGAAATCTAAAACATTTATCAGCTTCCATATAAATAGGTTTTACAGATTTAGGACAATCTTCCAAGAGCATTCGCATTAATGGTAAGATATTTCTTTTTGCATCTTTTTGTCTTGGAAATATGAATTTAACAATTGCACCTTCTCTTTTAAGACATTCTTCTAGTGCCATGATACACATTAAAGTTGTTTTACCCAATCGCCGCCCGCACAAAACCACACTAATTTTATTAGTATCTTCTAATATACCTTTTTTAATAACTTGTTGAACTGGTCGCATTTTCCAAGACAACTCTCCAGCCTCCCATAGTAAGGCTTTAGCATCATCTACAGATACTTCCTTATTTTTTCTGGTCATACTTCAGACCTCCATGATTCATTAATGTATGTTCCATCAAACTTATTAGATTTTGAGCAGTTTTCTTTATATGTCAGTATTTGCAAATTCCAAGGTACATGAAGACCGCAAACATCTGGATGATTTAAAGGTATTATATGATCTAAGTGAAAAGCTCGATAACCTTCTTTCTTATTTAAGTATTTTACTTTATTAGCCAATTTAACTAATTCATTTTTTATTGAATTATCTAAGTTTAAATTTGTAGTTCTTTTAGAGGATATTCTTCTTCTTGAAATATCTCTACATAATTCAGCATTCTCTGTTTTATATTTTTTATTATAGGCTTTTACTTTTTCATTATTTCTAATTCTCCAAGATTTAGCTTGAGCTTTTCTCTTTTCTCTATAGTCTTTGTTTTTTTGCAATTCTTTTTGTCTTTTTTTTGTGTATATCTTTTTCTTTCTTAAAACTTCTTCTTTATTTTCTATGCAATATTTTTTAACATAAGTTCTAATTCTTACACTATTCTTTTTATAATATTTTTTTGATTCAATAGATAAGCAAGATTTACAACTAGACATGTATCCTGTACTATGAGATTTACTCTTAGAAAAATCGCAACTATTTTTAACTTGTCTACATCTAGCGCATTGTATTGTAACAGCTACACCCTCTACATACTCGATAAATCTATCAGGCTTTCTTACGTTTCTCATTATTTCTTAGCCTTCTCCACAATACTTAAAAGCTCAGCAACTGGCTTCACACCCTTTTTTCCCTTACCTTTCTCTTCTGGCACTGACTTACCTTTAATTGCAAGCAAATTCTTAACAAGCAAGTCAAGAATCTTAACGTCTTCTAAAGTTAAAATACCATTGTCAGAAGCAACTTTAAGCTTGGCTATTTCGTTAGTACAAATTGCTTCGGTATCAGAGACTTGGGAAACTTCATCAAGCAAGTCATTTTCTTTCAAAACTTCTTGAGCTTTTGTAAGTTCAATCTCAAGCTCAGAAATGCGCTTTTTAAGTTTAGAGATTTCTAAAGAATCTAGTTCTGGATAAGTACTCATTTTAAATCCTTGTAAAAACCAAATCCTAATATTTTAAATAAGAAAATGTCGTCTTTAATATAATGGATACAAGTTGTAAATCTTAAAGTGATTTGCTTACTATCAATACGTATCCATGGATATACAAAGTTCATTAGAAACTCACTTTCTGTCGTTCTTTAGGCTTCTCAACCGCACCCGGAACTCTAGTCATCGATAAGCTAAACTTAGCAACATCATCGCGAAGTTGTGTAATTTCTTTCCCAGCTTTTTCTTTTAAGTCAACAACAGAACTAGCAAGCTCAGCTCTAACCTTAGCAAGCTCAGCCACAATGTCTGGCTGCTCAGTTCTAAATAAATATTGTTGGTAAGCAAACAGACAAACAGAAGCAACAAATCCCACAATGGGACCAATGCTTTCTGGATTAATTGCAATGTAAATCAGGAAGAACAGGGAGGCAAACGCAGGAAATGCGTCAAGGTATTTTTTCATGGTTTATCCTTTATGTGAGTTTACCAAAGTCGTTTGATATTTGGCTTAGCTCAGTTAAGTCTCAACTAATAAGGTTGTTATTCGCCCCAACCTTCACGGGCTTTAAGTTTTAGTGCTTCGTAGCGAGCGCGTTTCTTTTCACGCAGATCGTCAAGATACTCAGAATCCTCTTCTGATTCCTGTGGCTCTTGCTTACTTGGGCGAATTTTTCGCTCAGGCATTGCAGCGTAGAAAATATCATTTAGTAAATTAGATTCTAATTCTTTCTTTTTCATTTTTTTAGCAAAGCCCTTAGCGCATCCCGCTTAGCTTTTTGATAATTTTTATAGCCCTGAATTTCACCTATCAAAGCTGCTTCGTCTTCTGGACTTTCCCCAGCTTCAGGATTTCCACCCGGAATTACAGTATTCATGAATGCAGAGCTTAAATCTGGTTCAGAGGATGCTGCACCAATAGCTATTGCTGGAAGTCCAGTCTTAATTACCATTTTACCAGCTTGTTTAGCATTATATAAAAGAGGATTTGCAATCTCATCAACATTCTTACTAGCCCAATCTGGAAGTAACCCTGCTTTCTGATCAGCATAAGTTGTTTTTGCTGGATTGGCGCGATTGGCTTCCCCATAAGGTCCATAATTAACCCAAGAATTCTGCCCACGAGTTTCTGTGGTTAAAGCCTTAACAGCTTCTGGCGAGAACATTTTCTTATGTTGTTGATAAGCCCTTTCTTCTCCTAAAGCTCCAAACTTATTATTACCTTTGTAATGTCCTTCGTAGTCGTGAACTGCGCGAAACACGTCATTAGCCAACATTGGCTTGCCTTCATCATCTAAAAGATCAGTAACTTTTAACATGGGATGTTTTGAGCTATCCGCCCCAGAAGAACCGAAACCTTGCTCAGTCGGGTAGTACCAAAGATGTTTATTTTCAGCAACATCTTTAATCATTGCTTTGGAATTTGGATAAGGATTGTCCATTCCTTGTTTTATTTTGGAAATTTTTAAACCCTGATCTTGCATTGCTTTGTATTGCTGAACAGTTTCATCAATCAATGCTTGATATGCTCGTTGGACTGCAGGATCATCTGGACTATGTTGTAATGCACTGTAAGCTTCTGCTATTTTTGCTGAAGCTTTTGGATTAATAGAAGGTAATCCTTCTGGGGATTCACTAATCTGTTTTAAAGCAGCAGAGTAAGCTGCTAAAGAAGATAGTTTATTATCGTCAGCCATTAACGACCTCTTAGTTTTTCAATAGCGGCTCGTCTAGCAGCAAAAGCCGGAGAATTCTTGTAATCTTCCGTAGCATCTCTCTCAGCAAGCATTATAGCCTCTTCCTCTGGAGATTCGCCAATATCTTCTGTGGTTGCTGCTTCAGCTCCCATAGACCCTAGTAAGCCAATTCCTCCTAACGCAGCAGCCGGTAATCGTTTTACCAAAGTAGATGCAACTCTAGAACCAGCAGCATCATCTAATTCCCCATAGACTTGACGACCTGCCTCTTTTATAGCTTCTGGAGATTGTGCTTTTATTTGTTTAAGTAGTTTTAACATGTTTTTACGATAATCAGTACCAACCCCAGCGTCAATAGCTTTTTCGGATGACATAGAGGCATTTCCTCCAGCGGATTTAATAAGTTCTGCAATCTGCTCAGGAGTTAATTCTTTTTTCATTATTTCCTCACTAAATTTCTAAGCGCATCTCTGCGAGCATCAAACATTTTACCCGTATCAGCCTCTTCATACATTTTTTCAAACGCAGCTCTCATTTCCGGCGAAGCCGCGAGATTTTTTTCCCGCATTTTTCTATCATCAATCTCTCTAAGTAGCGCAGCTTGCTCAGCAGAACTACCTTCCTCTTCTGAGTCTGAAGCTTCAGCAGCAAGTGTTGCAGCTCCTCCCGCAATAGCTCCTGCACCTTTAAGAATAGCCGGGGCTATGCCACGAAAAGTACCTTTTTTTAAGTAATTCTTAAGAGCACCAAGCTCAAATGTGCCTTCTCTTAAGCCGGGAATATTTGCATGGTGATTTTTAGCATACAGCTCATAAACTTCAGTAGGGTCCATAGATTTAAGATCAACTCCGCTATCTTTTAATTTGCGAAGAGTGCCAAGGTCTAAGTTTTTTCCTGCTTTATTGAGAATTTCATCGTCATATTGATGACCTGCCTCATGCAGTAAAGTTCCTACTTTTCTTTCCGGTGTCCAGATTTTAGCCAAATCTGAGTTTATATCTATTTTACCTTTGGCGTAACCACCCGCTGAACTCGAAGGTTCAAGAACAACATTTGGCTCAAGCTCCGGGTATCTTTCTTTAACAATACGGTTAAGAAAATCCTCCTGCTTTAAGCGAGAAGCCTCTTTACCCGGAATAGGAATTCCTGTGTCTTTTAAAACCTGATTGGCAAGAGCTTCTCCAGATAGATTTCTTGCCCGAAGGGCATCGTCCTCAATATCACGAGTTTTACCAATAATGTCCTCAGAGAAAGGGCGACCTTCCTCTACCATTTTCAAATATTCCTGTATTGCACTTTTTCTATCCATATTATATAAGGTTGCTATTTCAAACTTCCGTGTTTGCGAAACGCAAAAAGGCGTTTCCGCAACCTTACTTGGTAGAACGAAAAAACAACCACTTATATGACGGGGTGTGTTATGACATTTTTGCAGAGTCTGCGTGGAGCTTACGTAATAACAGACCTAGTGGTATGGGAGTTCTCTGGTAATCCAGAAAATATCAGTCACATCTCAGAACAGATTGCAAAAGCCATCGTTGTGAGTTATAATATGGGTAACTTTGGACCAGATAGTTTTAACTTTAGTAAAGGCTCCGAGGATGAGCAAGAGGGTTAGTGCCAGTGTGACAGTTTCCCACTAAAAAGTGTAGCAACTTTTGTGGCAAGGTGACAGATGGATATTATACACAACGAAGATTTATGACAGATAACAATTTACACATATATAAAATGCTGGCAAGTGGAAATTACGTGGGTATTGAGTCCAATATTTACGTTGGAGATAGCTCCTATATTTGGACGGATGAGAATGATAACAACTGGCTACTGGTAAGTCCAGCTACAGAAAGGGAATTTCTAGACTGGCTTGAAGAAAGACCACTTTTAAAGGCATTATTGTGAAAAACTTTGACAAAGCCATGAAAGAACTTAGAGAAGTGGTGAGAATGCCTGACCAAAAGCACTGGAACTACGTAGAAATGCGAGAAAGAGCTTTGAACGAGTGGATAGATCGTTGGTTTACCACGGTAAAACGCGAACAATTGGTACTAAACCACAAAGATATGCCAAGTGAGTATCAAGATTACCTTAAAGAACAACTATTTACGCAAATTCTTGACGTACTTATGGAAGAAAATGCGATAATTTCAACAGAAAAGAACAAAATGGTAGGGGAGTTAGTATGTCTCAGACGAAACCCAAGAGAGTAAGGAAGAAAAAAGAGCCTAAATTAAAGGGGTTATTAACCAGTGGGGTGATTTATATTGGAGATGCTCAGTTTTTCTCAGGATCGCCTACAATTGAGTTAGACCCGGCTACGGGGCGCAACATAGATGTCACGCCAGTTGACCCTTTAAACCCGTTTAACACGATTGACAGAGTGTTAGAACTGGCTAAAGAGGATGAAGTAGCTATGGAAATTAAACCTTATATAACGGGCAGAGGGGTTTTAATCAACACCCATCGCCAACAAGGCTCCTATGTGGTTAAAAAAAGGAAGAAAGGCGGTAAGGTCGTAGGGTATACTATTGACATTATCGAGTAATTATATGATAATACAAGCAACTGGAAAACCTGCCACTCCAAAACAACAGCAACTTATTGAAAAGCTTGTGGCAAATAACTTTGAGAACGTAGATACAAGTTATTACAGCGGCATGGCGGTGTCTGACTTGATTGAAGCTATGGAAGAAGCCTACCGCAGGATAGGGCTTATAAAGAGCACAGAACTAGGCAGAGCGTTACTTTAAATGAAGACCTACACAACAGAGCATTGGCTAGGTCTAACGCCACAGGAAGCCTCAGAAATGCTTTTTAAACTAATCTTGGATAAGTTTCTACAGGACAAAGGCTACGACATAACAGCCTGTCCTAATATTAGAATCTTAACCCAAAGGCTTTATGGGGACTACCGCCAAGTTAGGATGACAGCTGAATATAAGCGGGCGGAAAAACATAATAAATGGTGGAGAAATTGCCCACTAAGAAAAGCCCTTGACTAAGTTAAATTAATAAGATACTGTGAATTTTATGACTGTTGGAACTTGGTATAAGGCAGAGGGTAATACGTGGGGAACTTGGCTTAGGGAAGTTACATTCCTTGCCACAAGTATAACTGTGGAAAACAATGTTCCTTTTATTGAAGGGAATTTAAGTGACGGACGAACTTGTAAGCTCTACCTAGAAGATTGGGAATTTAGAGAATTAACTCCGCTTGAGGTGGCATTATTATGAAGAAAAAGAAATATAAAATTAAGCTGTTAAGAGACTTATACGACTGCTACGGTAATATTGTGGCAAAGGCGGGCTATATTATTGAAGTTTGGGACAAAGATGCTGAATTAAGAGGTTACGTTCAATATTCAAACGGTTTTGGCTATCCAATTGAAGAGCTTTACTTTGGTAAAGACTGTGAGTTACTGTGAAAATTAAATGGGTTACAGAAGAAGAGTTCACTAAACTATGGGAATGGGTGGAAGCCACTAGAAGATACACAAGTGTTGGTTATTCTGGATATGTTCCCGATTCTATTGAGTATTATGACAATGAAGGACATTGGCTAGTTAAAGTGGCAAAGACTGAACTGATGAAGGCACTCCTATGATTTTACTAAAAAATGAATGGTACGTAGCTAAAGACCTAGAAAGCGGCACTACTACTGTATTTAAGTACTTGGATTTTGACGGATACTACATACATGGTAGAGATGTTAACGATAAGTTAGTGATATTCTCAGATAGAAGAATTAGTGTTACAGTTGCAACTGAGTTAGTAAAGGCACTCTCATGAGCGTAATACTAGAAACTGCAATAAATGAAATAGCCACCATTTCTGGCGATTATAAGACTTTACAACACCCGTTCAGTGGAATAGACTCGTTTAGCGAGATTATACAATTTATGGCAGATTATGAAGCTAAGTACCCACAATATAAGAATTTCAGATTTGTTCAAAGATACGAATATACTAAAGAGAAGAATTCAAGGTATGGTGTTACTAGGGAATGGTATGATTTAGTGGCTGATTACAAGACTGAGTTGTTAGAAGCTATTGATTGACAGATGAATTAAAAAATAGCCAAATATATATTCGTAGATATTCAACTCCACACTCACACTCATAACCACCTACCCCCCCCCCTAGCCTTTGCCTAGGTAGTGGGGGTGCCTCGGCTTCCACTTGGCTAGCATTAGTGGCATGGGCTTTGATAGACCTTTGCCACAGTGTAGCTAAAGCCACTCGCCTTACCTTCTGCTATAGCATCCTCTTCGTTGGCATAGAATTTGCTTAGGTCAAAGTTAGGAAAGTAAAGTCTAAACATTGTCATATCCTTTGCTCGCCTTGGCTTGATTGCCTCGGCATAACTAATTATACCATGGCAGAAAATTAATGTCAACACTTTTCTTTTGACAGGCAGTGACTTTAGCCACAATTTAGGTTAAGCTATTAAGTTGTTGGAAATGCTAGGAGCTGGAAAATAATGCTTGGCAATGGAAAAAAGCTATTGACAAGGAGTGTAAGGCATGTTAGAATGGGATATGACCAAGGCTAGGGATCACTAAGCTTGTGAAATAACACAGGTCTAAGAGCAAGGAACCTTGCTTTTTTACCCATTCACCAAGCCTAGGCAATTTGTTTAATACATGATTGTCTGGGCTTTTCTTTTCAAAAACTGTGCCAACCGAGCATAACAAAGCTAATACTCTACTGAGCATTTAGTTTGATATGCCAAACAACTTCTCTTTAGTTCGCTGCAAGGCTTGTGCCAATCGGTTGCACTATGTAAAGAATGTCACATGCAAAAGCACTGCCATGTAACCTTTTTTCCCCTTGCGCTTGTCTCATAATCCCACGATGACAAGATATGCTATTGGCTTCCCTTAGGGCATAATACTACGGGCTTCATGCTTAACCCTCTTTTTAACGCTGGAAAAAAGCTTCTTATATAATAAGGTTGTCAATCTGTATAATGGTACGAGGATAAGACTAAAATAAAAAGAAAAAACCTATTGACTTCCTTTGTCATTGTGGTAATATCTTATTCAAGAGAATGACGAGGCGATAGCCGAACAAAGGAAATGAAAATGGACCAAACTACTCAAAACTTAATCGAACTAGCCAAGCATTACAAAAACCTAGCAGATTTTCAATTCAGCCGTGGCAACTTTGAGGAAGCTAAGGTATATGACTCAAGGGCTTATGAGGTAGATACTTTTGTAATGGAAAATATGATTGCTAACGCAACAATCGAATAAAGGAAATATTTTATGCAAAAACTGATTGACATAATGGATTAAAAAGCTTGACACAACGCTTTAATTTTGATACAATTAGTCAAGGTAGTTAATTTAAAGGAGTGACCAATGGAAAAGCCAATTTATTCAGTACAATTAATTGAAGGCATGGGAAGGGGAGTTATTGCCGAGAGGGATATAAAGCTAGGTGAGATTATAACTAATTGTGAGCTTTTAGTTTTAAGCCCTGAGGACACTAAAAGAGTAAATGAAACTGATTTACAGTATTACACTTTCACTTATAACGCTGAGCTAAAGCAAGATTGTTTAGTTTTAGGCGATGGCGAAATATTCAACCATGATGACAACGCCAATGTGCTTTATGGCTTGATTGACTGGAATAGCCGTAAGTTAATGCGCTTCCAAGCAGCTAGGGACATTAAGAAAGGCGAGCAGCTATTTATTGACTATCGTGCAGACGTTCAAAGCGTTGACGTTAGCGAGTATCTGGAAAATAAAAGCTTAATTTAGTTATTGACAAGCGTTGTTAGTTTTGCTATAATAATTAAAAGAAAGGCACTAAAGCTTTTCTAACAAAGGAATGAAAATGGAAGTTAAGTTTGAAATTACGATCTATGTTAACGGCGTTAAAAAACGCTGTAGAAAACCTGATAGACATGCGTTAAAACTTGGAAGCATTGACTATAATGATGGAAATTTCAACAAAGAGGAAATTGTTGAAAAAGCCCGCGCCATCGTGGCTGAAAACATGAAAACAATTGAAAGCCCTTTACAAGTTTCTATGTTAAGAATGGAAATTAAGAGAGAAGAGGGTATAACTTCACGAGTTTTTGAGATGTTCGATAAAAGGCATGTAAATTTCAAAATTGAAGCCACGGCGTTAAACCAAGCGTTAGTGTAAAAGGGGAAAATTATGAAGGCAATCTTAATACTTTTCTTTTTTTGCGTAGTTGTGGCGGCAATGCAACCAACATCAAGCGTTAGCGAGCTAACAAAAAACATTAATGCAACGTGTAAAGACGTTTGCAAAGGGAATTAAATGAATAAAGCAATAGAATTGTCAAAAGGCTTAAGCCTTGGCTTAAATCAGAGTGAAGTCATTCAAGTTGGAAATGTTACGCTTATTTATTACATTACACCTGATGGAAATAAAAGGCTTAAAATTATCGCTCCAAAGGAAGTTCCCATTTCTCGCATTGACCGCGAAACTTATTTGAAATATAGGAAGGATTAGAAAATGGAAGAAATTAAAAAAGAACTTGACAATTTAAAAATGACTTTAGTTTATATGAGCTTAGAAGGTCAACTAAATAAAAATTGTGCTAATTATTTAAAACTTCACGAGGTAATTGGAAATTTGACAAGAATTGTGGAAAAAGCTATTGACGAAGGTTAAATATTTTGATACAATGAGTCAAGGCTAAGGAAATAGCCAACTAACAAAGGAAATGACAATGAAACAACAGATTTATGACATTATTGCAAAGCTTGATGAAACTAATTACCAAGCCTCTCTGGATTGGTATTTCATCCTTCACGACTATGCTAAAAACTTGGCAGAAAGAAACGACTTGACTTTGCTTCAAACTGCGGGCATTATTTCTGCGCTTTCTCCAATGGTTATCTTTACGACTAACCTAAGAGATGCGGAAAGATTCTGTGCCACTAGGTCAATTGCTAATCTTGCAACTTACACTAGCCAACGTAAAAAAGCCTTGGCAATTCTTGGCGCAAAAACTGAAAAGGAAGTTTTGGAAATTCTTGGCGGCAATAAGACTAAAGCATTTTTCTTGAATATTTACAAGCCAATGGAGTCAAACGACGTAACTATAGATAGTTGGATGATAAAAGTTTTTGGCTTTAAAAGCATTACTCCTAAGCGTTATAAACAAGCCTCGCAATGGCTGTCAGAAGTAGCCTTAGAATTGAATTTAAAGCCTCACCAAGTACAAGCCTTGGTGTGGGTGGGGGCTAGGGGAAAAGCGTTTTAAAACTAATTTAAGGGAGTAATTTATGCTTAATCTTGACAATGTAAATAAAATAGCTGAAAGAATTAAAAGCAGTCAACGCTTTGATGAAAATTGGATAGGCAATATAATTTATTTTTTTGATGATAGTTTGATTATCGAGCGTTACAATAGCCTTTATAAGATTGACTTCAAAGGTCAAACTTTAGGACATTTACACTCAAGAGGCGATGATGAAACTTTGCATGATATTATTTACCATGCTATACAAGACAAGAAAAAAGCCTTAAAAGAAAAAGCATTGTCTGACTTATAATAATTGACGCATTGAATTAAAAATGCTAAACTAAAGCTAACAAGGGAGTGACTTATGACGTTTACAATTAAGATAGCTCACGACGAGGCTTGTGAGTTTTGTGGCTCAAAAGATTATTCAAATAGTTATTACACTGGAAAAAATAAGCTAGTTTGCGAAGACTGCGCTGAAAACTTGCAAATTTGTGACTGTTGTGGCGAGTATAGGGAAGAAACTGAATTCCTTTATAACGCAGAAATTTGTGACGCTTGTTGTGATAAAAAAGCCGACTTAATGCAAGATAGGGATTAATTTATGGAAAATGAAATTGACGACGAGTTAGACTATTGGGACAAAAAAGCCCTTGAGTATCAAAAGTTTCTAAGAGAAAAGGCAATTAAGCTTGAACTAAATAAAGTTTATTTGCAAGAGTCTGATAGTTGGGCAAAAAAGCATTACAAAATAATTTTTGTTGATGATAAGATTGCCGTGGGCTTAAAAGTTTGGTGCGGTATTTACAACAGTAATACTAAAAATTGCGGAACTTATGAGCTTTTTAACGTAAATACAGGGGAGAAGTATCAAGACGGAAGGCTTTGTTATAGGCTTAAAAACGAAGTAAAAAAGGATTAAAAATGCCAATAGTTTTTATTTTGAAAATCTGGTTCATTTATTGGGTATTTTCTAAGTATGAAGAAAGTCAAAAGTTAAAACAAGCCGAGTATGAAAAGCTTTACAAAAGGGATTGACAAGCGTTGTTAATTAGCGTAGAATAAAGCTAAGAAAGGGAACTTCAACAGCGAGGGTTTAAAATGAGTAAAATTTACATAGGTCTTACTTCTGATGAATGGAATACTTTACATAGACTTTTAGAATGGGAGTTAGAAAGGCAAGATTCTGGAGAAGAGGATTATGAAACTGAATTGAAAAATATAATAAATGCTATTTTAAACGAAGTAAAGGATTAAAAAAAATGAACATTATTCAGCTTAAAAAAGAACTAAAAGGGAAATTCTTTTCTGCAACTTTTGTCAAGAAAAATGGAGAAGTTAGAACTATCCACGGTAGACTTGGCGTTATTAAAGCCTTGAAAGGTGGGGCTTTGCGCTACAATGCAGAGCAAGTTGGAAACTTAGTCGTTTTTGACCTAAAAAAGAAGGAATACAGAACGATCCCCCTTGACAGAATTGTTACATTGCGTTATAATAAGAAAGAAGTAACCGGTCAGTATGCTTTACGGATGGCTTTAACCTAGGAGTTTTGTGACAAGAATTAATGTCGTTCCAGTAGAGGAATTAACTCGCCAGCATTTAATCGCCGAGTACAGGGAGATAACTCGTCTTCCTACTAACCTAAAAACGTCGCTTAGCCGCAAGGGAAAGCCTTTTAGCATGGCAGAAATTCCTAGTGAATACAAGCTTGGAAGTGGGCATGTAAAATTCTTCATGGATAAAATGCAATTCCTAGAGAAGCGTTTTGAGGCTTTAGTGGCGGAAATGCTTAGGCGCGGCTATAACCCTAGCTACCTTGACTCAAGCATTTTTAAAGACTGTCCTAAGCAGTTTTATAATGATTATCAACCGACTGCCGAGGCTATGGAAATAAATCGGCAAAGAATTAAAGAAAGACTTGCAAAAAATTAAGCACTGTGTTAAAATGAGTTAGGCGGTAGCCGAGGGAGGAACTTATGGCAAAGAAAGAAAAGACAATTACGTTAAATGAAAGAGAAGTGGAAGTTTTGAAAAAAGCTTTAGACAATCAAAAAACTGTTGTAAGAATCGGTGCAATGAGTCAAAGTCAAGTTAGCAAAGAAAAAGCAATCAACGAGCTTTATAACATTGAAAGCATTGAAAAGAAGGTAAAATGAAAACAATTTTTATTGACTTAAACATTATTCCAGAACTTCGCCGTGACTTAGTTGGCTTTGTTCTTTCCCAAGGCTACAATTTTCGCCAGATTGAAAGAGTCAATGCCGACGGTACTAACTCGGTACTAGTTATAGAGGCTGGAAATAAAACCGAGGAAAAGGCTTTAAACGCATTTTTAAAGAAAGCCAAGCTAAGCGTTTCAATGGTAGTTGAAAACGACGGTAAAGCCGGAAAAAGCGGCAAAAAGCTAGGTACTTTTAGAGAAGCGTTAACTCCTAGCAAGGATAAAGGCTTTTTTAAAGACAAGACTACGGGCAAAACTTTTGAGGTAGTTTAAATGGCAAAGTATTTAATCTTAGGCTTAGTTACAATTCACTTAGCAATGCTTTTGCAAGGAGTTATTCTTGGTTTTAATTAGTGTTTATTTTTTGTTGACATTGTGTGCTAAGTTGGTTTATAATTTATTTGAGGAAAGCATTTAAAAGGAGCTTTATGGAAATTATAGTTGGAGGCATTTTGGGAGTTTTTATTTTAGTGGCAATTCTCTTAGCTGTTTTAGGATTTAGACAAGAAGAGGGAGAGTTTTTTGCCGGAAGTGTTATAGTTTTAATTATTACCGCAGTTATAATCGGAGTTACTTCAGACGTTGTAAATGGGAATGAAGCAAAGCGTCAATGCTTAAAAGATGGAAAATCAGTTATAGTTATTGAAAACATTAAACTTTGCAAACTTTAGGAGCTTTATGAATATTGAACAAAAAATTGACCAAACGTGTGAAAAGCTTGACTTGGCAAAAACAGAAATTGAGCGTAAAATGTTAGAAGCTGAGCTTTTTGAACTCGTTGAGCAACTAAATGGAAATACAATTTACTTAACAGTACAATAGGAGAAAATTATGAAAGAACAATTTATTCGCTACTCTAACCGTAAAACTTACTCACTTTCCCAGAAGAAATATGTCAATCTTGACGTTCTTTTGTCAAAACTTGCCAATGGTGAAGGTGTAACCGTGACTCAAAAAGGAACTGGAGAAGACGTAACCCAAAAAGTTGTGAAACAAGCTATTGCAGTTTCTAAGCTTGACATGGCTGAAATAAAAAAGGCTTTGGGAAATGTTTAATGATTCGCATTAGCTACAAAGAACACAAAGGCTTGTTAAAAAGCAATACGCTTAAGACCAAAAAAGGTGTTGAATATTTTGCAACAGTGTGTTATACTATTGGTGAGTGGAAGATTTACAACGCAAAGCGTAGGAACGTTGTGCGAAGTGGATTTTCCATGAATAGGAATGTTTTAAGGCGAGCTGTTAGAAGAAACTTAATTGAGTTAGGAGTTGAATTTGGAAAAGAATTTACGAGAAAAGGCTACGCTAAAACTCGGGGAAGTTGAGTGTGGTTGGTACGTTTTTAACACTACATCAAACTGGGATGGTGAGAGTTTTGTTGGAAAAGTTGTAGCAACTTGGTTTGATTGTTCAACAAATCAAAGCATTTTAAATTCTTCGGATTATCCTGCAGTTTTAGTACACTCTAATTCACCTTATATAAAAGCTTGGCACACTAGCTTGTATGAAGGTAAAGCAATTGCCAGCATCTACATTGTAAGGAAAGCCACTGATTTAGAGGTAGCTTTATGTTGACATATTACGTCTTAACTGTTATGATGGTACACGGGAGCGTAACTCACGGCTACCATTTTATTAACAAAGCAAATTGTGATAAAGTGGGAAAAAGCTACGCTAAGATTGTAAAAGGCACTTACCAGTGTAAAAGGATTAGCAAATGAATTTAATTGAATTATTTGAGTCAAAACCTTTTCAAGACGTTGGAACTTTCAACAGCATTTTTAAAGCAACTCCAATCTTGGGCTTTTCTTCCAGCACTGAAGTTGAGATTTTAGGAATGACTCCGAAAGGAAGAAGGATATTAGTCGGTGGGCAAGAACTTACCATTGATTTAATCGTTGATGGAAAGCAGAAAAAGGTAAAAGCTAAGCGCATTCACAAAGAGCGGGAAGTAAAAGCTCCAATAAAGCCTTTGTCTAAACTCTTTTCAGACTTAACTCCGAGTGAATTCATGCTTTACTCGGCTATTAAAGAAGCCGGTGAAGTTAACGGATTGACTAAACTTTTGCCAATGTTAAATATGAATTATAAAACTAGTATTAAAGCTTTAAAAAAACTGGTGGAAAAAAAGCTAGTTGTTTGTGAAAATAAAAGCAAGAATTTTAATAGAATTAGTTTGACACAGGAAATTAAATAAGCTATACTAATTTAAGTGATTAACTTTCCACAGGAGGAAATAATGAACATCACGCAACTTCAAACTGTTATTCCATTTCTTAAAGAAGCCGGACTTGTACCAAATATCATCGGTAAACACGGCATTGGTAAGTCATCCGTTGTCGCTCAGTATGCAAAAGAGAACGGCTACTCATTTCACCCTTACTTTCTAGGGCAGATGGCAGATACCGGCGACATTTTGGGACTACCAGAATTTAATCGCAACAAAGATGGCAAAGCTCTTTCAGTTAGCTTTATTCACCCGGCTAAGCTTCCTAAAAAGCCTAAGTCAATCTTATTCTTTGACGAGCTTAACAGAGCTTCAAAAGACCTTTTACAGGCTATTTTCCAGCTTGCTTTGGAAGGTACACTTCACGATTATGAACTTCCGGCTGACTCGATGATCATTATGGCAATGAATCCTGCTACAGATGATTATTCAGTGCTTGACTTTGCCGACAAAGCTTTTGCTGATCGCTTTGTTCACATTAACCTTGATCCGACTCATGAAGAATTCCATTCATTCATGGCTAAGAAATACGGAGATAGTCCTATTTCTCGATTCCTTCAGACTCAAACAAAACTTCTTGAGGAGTTAGACCTTGCCCCTGTTACTCTTGACTTTGTTAAACCTTCTCGACGTTCTTGGGATCGTTTACAAAAGCTTGAGAACACTGGAATTCCTGACAATCTTTTCCGTGAATGCGGCATGGGAATTGTTGGTACAACAGCTATGATTGCTTATGGTGCTTGGAAGGAGAGTCAAGCCAAGATTGTTGATGGTAAGGAAATTCTTAACCAATATAACAAAGTAAGAAACACTTACGTTAGCTACTTCAAAAACCCTAAGACTGGCGAGGAGCTTGAAACTCCAAGAACTGACATTGTTTCTCAAGTTTCTAACAGTGCTATTGAAGAGCTAAAGCGTTTGTTAGAAGACAAGACTTTGACTAAAGAGCAAGTTGACAATTACTATAACTTCCTAATGGACTCTCCTATTGAGAACTGTTACGCATCACTGGTAAATCTTAAAAACGTTCAAGAATTTACCACAAACCAAGTTTTGCTTGAAAACTTACACACTAAGAAAGACTTGATTGATCGTTGTTTAGAAGCTAAGAAGTCAAAAGACGCTTATAAAGCAAGCGAAGAAAATGCTAAAAAGTAATTGACACAGTGTTTTTCCTCCTGTATACTTGTGTCATCACCGGCTGGGATGAGGTAAATTCCTCTCCCAGCTTTTTTACTGGAGTATTAAATGATTAAGTCTTTAACTAAAGCTCAAGAAGAACAAATTCCCCTGTACTTAGATAAATGGCTTAAAGTTGGTAGAAGAGTTGAAACTATTGACAGAGAAAAAGCCACAAATGCTATCAATTTTCTTTATGAAAAAATAATGCAAGTGCAAAAACCTAAGACTGTTTTGTTTTTAGATTCTCCGATGGCTTGTCAGATTTTTATGAATAGCCAACTTTATAGCCAACTTGATAGCCAACTTGATAGCCGACTTTATAGCCGACTTCGTAGCCAACTTTATAGCCAACTTGATAGCCAACTTTATAGCCAACTTGATAGCCAACTTGATAGCCAACTTTATAGCCGACTTCGTAGC